CCCCCAGGGCCCCCATCTGATCTAGCTGTGGAATCAACGCCTTGACCGCCTGCACCTCCTCCTCCACCAGAATAATACTGAGGTCCACCACGACCACCTCTAAATCCTTGACCTGCGGTCCCAGCGCCTCCATCTCTAAAAGAAGCACTACCATCACTGTACCCAGAAGCCCCTCCACCAGATCCTCCGGCACATCCTGCTGGGCCAGGATTATACTGGTAATATGAACTACCTCCCCGGCCACCCCCTATAGCAGTAAAAGTAGCAAATTGTGAGTTGCCCCCGTTACCAGCGGCAATATTAAACTGATGGGTAGAACTTTGTTGGAATGTACCGCCTGCAGGTGCACCAGCACCCCCTGCTCCTACTACAACAGTATACGATTGACCAGCTATAATCGGTAATGTACCAGATAATACTCCACCGCCTCCGCCTCCACCACCCATATCCATACCTCCACCGCCACCACCTGCTACAACCAGATAGTCTACGCTAGTTACATTAGTTTGACCAGCAGACAGAGGGGTTGTAAGATAGAGAAAAGAATCACCCCCAACACTACCTGTAGGAGGAGGGCCGTTATAAGGGCCAGGTGAACCGGCTCCACCGGCTCCTACAACTACTGTACAATTACCTGTTAAAACAGTAGCACATTGATTTTCAATAACTCCACCGCCTCCGCCTCCACCACCCATATCCATACCTCCACCACCTCCACCTGCTACCACTGTATACCAAATTTTATTTCCTCTAGAAGGATCAGTACCTAATTGTGTGATATTAAAAGTACCTGAATTTTCAAATACATGTACTCTATTATCTCCAATATCATATATAACATCACCCCCGGTGGCAATCATTCCTTGAGGGAAAGTAATTCCTGATGTTATTGTCAATCTACTTCTATTAGGTAGTTCTTCTACTGTACACTCCCCTTGAATGGTTCTATTTCTAGCTGTTGCTCCATCTAAATTATCTCCATAACCATTTACCCACCAATTAGTTGTCATAAATTGATGTTGATTACTACCACCATACCTTCTCGCCTGAAGACCTATTCTACCATTTGTAGTTCCCCAGCTTGGTACTATTCTTTCAAAATGCCAGGTTTTTTCATCATACAAATCAGAGTTTGAAAACTTACAAATTTCAGTATTATTAGCATAAAATATCCAATGAGAGATAGTATGGGAGTTATAATGACCGTGTCCTATTTTTGCAGTAAATCTTAAATAACTATTCACAGTGGTAGGTGTAAAATCTACATACGCACCTGCAAACCAATCAAAACTATTTGTTAGATAGTAAGCACCGCCTGTATAATAAGAAATGACTCTATTATTACAGAAATTTAAATCTTCAGAGATGGCCAAGCTTCCAGTACTATCATAAATTAAAGGTCTGATATTGCCTTGTGTATCTAAATTTTGTACTGATTGTGGGTTAATACTTAAATTTGCAAATTTACTATTTGTTAGCGCTTTGTCCGCAATTTTTAACCCAGTAACAGATAGATTAGTAAATGCATTATTTGCAATAGCATTCACATCAACATTAGAATTTACTATTTTTGTTAATGGCATATTAGTTATTTAGAAACTCCTCTAACACTAATTGTGTTACAGTGTTTCCTGAAGTCCCTCCATCGCCATTCCAATATCTAGTCCCGTGAAACGCTCCATAATAATTTCCAGAATAATATCTGCACTGAATACCTATTCTTCCTGATGTAGTTCCCCAGCTCGGATACATACGTTCATAATGAAGTCTTTTTTCTCCATATTGCGCCCCAAGTGTCCATTGATCTCTTAATTGATTATTCCAATAAAATAGTTGATGTTGAATTCCGTAACTACCATCATTCCAATACCAACTATAATTTGCTGCCCACCTAATTATACTATCCGCTCTAAGGGGGGTATAATCAATAAATAAACCAGGTACCCAGGTAAAAGAAGCAGGGGCCCCAAACGGTATATTATAGGTTTGTATGACTCTATTAATACAGTAGGCCTTATTATTGCTATACTGAAGAGTTCCTGTAGAACTAAATACTAATTGCTGAAAAGAAGATGTAGAGGATAATATCTTTCCTAATGTTAGAGTATTATCTGCGATTAAATTACCAGTAATACTATTAAGAGATAGCTTACTTGTAGTTATCGATAAATTATTAACCTGACTATCGTTAAAAGTATTTGCAGTTATTAACGAGGGGGATGATATTCTAGTTAATGCCATTAGCTTGATAACTCCTCTATTACTAATTGAGGTCTAACAAAGTAATTTCCGCCCCCTCCATTCCAATAATAAGTACTATGGACTGCAAGGCGATATCTATTAGAAGAATAATCTCTATATTGCATACCTATTCTTGAGCGAAATCTTCCCCAAGAATTTACAAAAAATTGAAAGTAATTCATGGATTCTGGATAATAACCAGAGTCATTATACCTGCAAGTATCTACATTATTTGCAAAGAAAATGTAGTGACTAATTTGATGGGCATTTCCGGTCCACCCTGTACCCCAACTACAAGAAAATTTTAATTTGCTACTTGATGATAAAGGGGTATAATCGTAATACAAACCTGGTACCCAATTATAGGTACTATTAGATGTTGCAATATATCTACCTGCTTGAGAATTAACATCGGAATTACCTCCTAGGTAGTTATATACAACTCTATTAATACAGTGATTAAAATTAACTGCAGTAGTAGGAGTACCATTAATATCTGTATATATACTTCTATTTGGTGTACTAGTTGCAAACGTACAAAGCGGTATTGTATTAGATGTTATTTGACCGGTACCAATACTAAGGTCACTTATCTTATTAGTAGAAACTGTTTTATTAGTTATAAATGACGAAGTTACGGTAGAATCATTAAACAACCCAGATTTAATACGAGTTAAAGGCATACATATTATTTAATGTTTTTATAAATAATAGTATGCCTATTTTCGGTATTAATAACAATAATATATATGCAGACAATACATCTCAAGAGTTTAGAATATCTGTAAACAATGTAGATGCATGGCGTTATAATATTAATAACAGTACTATACGGCAAATTTATCGTCCGATTTTACAGATAAATAGTACACTTGCAGGCGATACAAACCCTGGTCAGAATTATTTACACACTTGGACGCCACAAAGTTATCAAGGACCTGCTTCAACTGTAGCAACAGCTAATTACTTTACTGCACCTCAAACCGGGATATATAAAGCAAATATTACAGCATTATGTCGGCACAATCATCATCATTGGATTATGAGAAATGGATCTGCACCAGCTAGTTTTTCACATTATGTCTATCAAGGGACCGGTAACTATATGTCTATTGGCGCAAGTATGATTTTTTCTTTAAATGCAGGAGATACAATATCGTTTGGTGGTAATAGAAATGATGGTAATATTTGGGGAGGTGGATGGACAATAGGCTCAATAGAAAGGATGGGATAATATGGGGGTAAATTTTAGATTTGGTACTACCGGTAACACAATAGAATTGGCTTCTGGTGTAGATGACTGTTTTATTGGAAGAGATTTTGCTAATTTTACTACTTTACCGGATGGTCTAGACGCCGTACAAAGACAACCTGTATTAAGACTTAATAATACAACTACTGGTCAAGAATTATATAGATGGTCTAATAATTCCTTAGTAGCAGGACCGGGAGTTAACAGGATAACACCAAGCCTATTTGTTGGTAAAAACGCAAATGAAGCCAACGGAAATCAAAACCCTGTTCCTTTTGGCTTAGTACTTAGAGATACAGCTGGGGGGTGGGTAGCAGCTAGCAATCGGTATGTAATTCCTGTTGCTGGATGGTATAGGGTGAGTGTCACAGGATTAATTAGAAACAATGCGGTTTTAAATCCAAGGGTAAACGGGAGTCGTTGGTTTAACGGTGTACATACAGTACAGAGCTGCTACACAACATGCACTGTAGAATTTGTAAGAAACTGTGTGGCGGGAGACTTTATAGATGTCGAATCATGGAATGGAGGAAATGTAGATGGAGGTACAGATTTAGGCCCTTCAGATAGAAATGAAGCACAATATTCCCCTTTAGGGGTAACCGGTATACCATGGACTTACATGTGTATTGATTATATTTCATAATTTTATGGCTATTTCATTTTCTAACGGTATGTCAATAAATACTTCTTTATCGGAAGTATTTTTTAATAATAATGCAAATCAAGAGATTTCAAGAATTGGAATAACAGGTACTTCACAACCTCAATTGCCTTTTGCTTCTGTTCGCTATAACGCATCAACTACTTCAATGTCATATTATCCACAAAATAACTATCCCAACTCTCCTTTTGGTCAATCCTATTTTCCAGTACAGGTACCTGCTAATGAACCTTACTATTGGAATCCGAGATATTTTAATAGAAGAACCAGTGAATTTGTGTGCCCGGTATATGGAAAATATAGAATGACAATGAATGTTTTGACTACAGGTAATAGCTATAATAGAGATGGGATGCAGTGTTACCCGGTAAGGAACGGTATCTCTATCGGGGTAAATGGTGCAATAGTACTTGGTGGTGCAAGCTACGCCACCGTACAAAGTGTGGTTGTAGTGGTTGCAAATGGAGGGGATAGACTGTGTTGGTATGCAAATGAAGGAATGAGAAGAGGTTATAGTGATACTTGGTCAACATTTACATATTGTTTATTAGCATAATTAAAATAAATATATTATGGCAAAAACATTTAAAGTCGAAATTTCTGATTTAAGCGATAAAATTCTAAGATGGGGAGAATGTGATCCACAGAAATGGTTTGAAATTGTAGTAAAAAATAGGGCTAATGCTGCTATTGAGGAGCTTTACGCATTAGAGTTAAGAAAAGCAATAAAAAATAAAACTAATATAAGCGGGGATAAGAAAAAAGTAGTTTTAGAAAGTACAGAATTAAACGCAAAAGAAAGACATTTAAAGGTAAGCAATGAGCTTCCATCAACTAGTATATAAAGGGTAACCACATGGCTGAATATTATGTAACTTTAGACGACGCTGAAATAAAAGCAATGGAATATGTTGCTGCTGATGTTCAAGACTGGATAGATAATTTAATTAATTTTAAGATTCAGACATGTACAGATGAGTTTCTCAAGAGATATATAGAAATTCAGCAAGCTAAAAACGAAGAAATTATAACTAACACTGATTTATTAATTCAAGAAAGTACAGAATTGCCTGCGTCACAGAGAATGGAAGAAAAAAATTATAAGATATTTCCTGACGATCCGTTTAATCCTTCTCTGATACCTTAGGAACTTCTGCCGGGTCTACTTCTATTAACGCAAACTTGTATGTTTTCTTTCTTTTATTATTTATAATATATAGATTATCTTCACCTTCAACAATAGTATAATCACCTATTGAATTGCTCAGATGTAAATCTTGTGTAAAGATATTTCTCCATCTTAACGCAGGGCTTCCTAGATCCCACGTATTATTAGCCCGAGGAAAGATGTTATTACTGCTTATATTGCCGGCTATTGTAACATTTGAAGCTATATCCCAAGAAGGAGCCCCTGTAGAAAGCTTTATTGGAGTAACATTACCATCAGCAATTTTTACTGTTGTTACAGAATTACTGGTTAGCTTATTAGCCCCTATAGTATTATCATCAACCGATACAATTGTATTTCTAATGGGTAAAGGTGAAGCGTTCACATATTGCACTTCTAAAACATCAGTCCCTGCTGGTACCGCTTCCGACATTAATAATGTAAATGGAGAAGGGAGAGAATAAGCAGATTTATTTTGATAGACACCGGAAACAAATACCATTATTTCATTGGGTGAGTACGCGGCACTTACCAACGTAAATGTTGTTGTTGTTCCTGTTGAATTGAACGATTGACTATGATAAACATATCGTACCCCTTCAATACCATCGTACGCGGTAATAGGTTTTGTAGCGAGTAATCTATCTACAAAAATATTATTAGCAGTAAGAGAGGGAACTGATAGAGATTTAGTAATAGTAACATCACCGAAGAATAAAGTTCCTGCTGCTGTAGTTATATTTCCAATAGTAAGATTACCTATAATATTAACATCCTTAATAAAAGTAGCATTTTCTCTAAATAAACTAGAATTTACAGCTGTAAACGCTGCTACTCTCGTATCGCTTGCACTAAGTGTACCATCAATTTTTATGTCTCCAAAAAATACACTTTCTAAATATCTATAATTTGGAGACCCCAATATAAATTGTTGATTTCTTGTTGCTTGAGCTTCTCGACCTACTAATATAGTATTATCAAGTGTTGTTAATGAACCTAAAGTATTATTTACACTGGTACCGATATGAATATTATAGCTTCCTGCTTGTACAAGTCCGCCTGCATCAGTTCCAATAGAAATATTAAAACTACCAAAATTATAATTATCACCTGCACTATGACCTACAGCTACATTACCAACTCCATCACCTTGTAGAGTTAATGCTCTAAAACCAACTACAACGTTGGAATTAGCATTACTAAAATTTGTACCAGCATTAGAACCAATAAAAACATTTTCGCTTCCGTCAACAATATCTCTACCTGCCCTATAACCTATTTGCACAGAATCTATACTAAAACCTATATTTGTTGCAACTTCTTCCCCAATAAGTACATTGCTAAATCCACCAATTTTGCCTAATGTAGGTACATTTCTACCTATAACAACACTGCTTCTTTCACCAAATATAATTAAATCATTATAGGTGCTAGTTGTACTAAGTGTACCAGCAATAGTTAAAGTTCTATTTGGTATCCCGGTTCTAATTCCAATAACCCCTTGGGGTTGGGTACCATCAGTATTTTGAGCATTACCTATTAGAAGAACAGGATTATCGAACTCTGCATCATAAAATTCAGCTAATACTTGACCGGTACCTCCCTGTCTTAAGTAAAGTGCAGGTCCTTTATCTTCATTAATAACGCTAAGTGCACTAGTAGTTGTAATAATAGTATTTGCTAGGAATGAACTACCTGAGGCAAATAAATTACCAAAAATTCGAACATCCCCTCTAAAAGTTGCACCTGATAAGATAAAATTAGAACTAGATAAATCTGCTTTGGTTGCATATTGACTGCTTGTAGAGAACCATGAACTGTACACTGACTCCCAGCTGGCACTATTAGCAGTCATTGTTGCATATGTTGACTGAAGAATAGGGGGTATAGCTTCGTAAATAACGTAATCTAGCGTTTTATTACCACTAAAATATTGTGTAGTTACATATAAATTTCCTGTAGCGCTAATAGAGCCTGCTACTGTTAATTCATGGTTAGGGTATTCTGTATTAATACCAATAATACCGGTGTTCATTCCTGGAACCCAAGGTGTAATGTTTCCTATATGTAAAGCAACGCCTCCTTCAGTATCAACAAATTGTGCTATATCGTCAAAACCGGTTTGCTCTACATAGAGAGCAGGTCCTTGACCTATATTAACAATTCTTAATGCAGTTGTTTCAACAACCTTTGTATCTGTAGTAGCTATACCTCCAAGAGCTGAAAGTACTCCGACAACTACAAGATCGCCTTCAACGCGTACATCACCAAAAATAGAGCCACCGGTTAACTTAAAGAACAATGCGCTAGCAGAAGGTTCTGTTAGCCAGGTTGCACTATTAAGTCTTAATGTTGTATAAGTAGAATTCCAATTACCGCTATTTGCCCTTACCCCGACATAAGTATTTTGCCAAAATGCACTATTAGCAACAAATTGATTTCTAACTGCATCATAATTTACAGTAGAAGCAAAACTCCTTACCCCGGCTGGTGTTGATACTAAGACGAATGCTGCACTAAGAGCTGGCGATAAACCGATAGGTGCACCTAAATTGGGCTCTGCATCTTTAAGAGTAAAAAATTCGTAACGTTCAGGATTAGGGTTAGTTGGTGGTGTTGGATGTTCTTTACCACTTATTAAAAAAGGTGTGTTCATTATGTATCATTGAATGCTTCTAGAAGTGAAAATGAGACGTGTACACCGCTTGCTGTATCTGTATCAGTATAAGCGAGAATTGCGTCTCCGTCTATTATTAATACTTTACCTAAAATTACATTTGCTGAATCGTTTCTTGGTACCGTAAATCCAGATACTAGGTAATATAAAGTTTTATCGGCTGCGCTAGATATACCTACAGATACCGTAGCTGTTTTGTTAGTCATGTTTGCTGCTTGAACTGTAAGAATAATTGTAGCTCGTTGAGAGGGACAGATATAGAAAGGAGTAAAATCAGTATTTATATCGGTTAGCAATCTAAACCGTCTAACAAATTTATTTAAAGGAATCTGAGCCATATATTTTATTTATTCCAAAGATAGTACAAATGGAGTTATAAGTGAGAATATTGATCTATTAAAGGTTCTTCCTTCAATAGTACCTGTGGCTTGTCTAATAGTAAAGTCAGACCCTACTTTAAAATCACCTTTCTCATTGGTTAAAGTTACAAATATTCTTGCACCGTCGGTTGCTCTGACCTCGTTTTCCGGCTTGGCTACACCACCTAAAACAGGCAAAGCAGTCGCCAAAGTAGACCCAGCACCAACATATTCCATAGTATATGCACTAGCTAAAATTTGACTTCTGAAGTACAAGTACACAGCATTCTCCGTTCCATCTTCATTTGGATCAGGAATAAGTGGGCCGCTAGAAATATAGGACTGAACTGTATCTTCAGCAATTAATTCATATGTATAAGCAGGGTACCCATTACCACCGACACTAAGAGCAGATACTAATGTATGTAATGTTTTTTGTTGCTCCCCTGCGCAGTCAAATACCATTAATTCTGCAGGATATCTTGCCAATAATGTGGGAAATATATCTTTAACTAAAAAGCTACCTTCACCTGCAGAAACGTCTCTTATTAAAGTACCAGTCAACATTGGTGCGTTAGATTTTCCAAAAGCAACAAGACCAGATAAACCAAATGATGCATTAGAGGTATTAATATCGCATTGACCCCCTGCACTCACCATAACAGCCGTTGTACCGCCAATAGTGAAGATACTAACAAGCTGCGCATAACCATTGTTCAGTATTATAATACCATCTCCACCCTCATTAAACTGGGTATAGGAATCAAGAACCATACTTCTCAAGAATCCTCCTACTCTGTCCCCGTCGATTCTCATACCGGCTCCGGCATCATCTCTACCCGGGGCAGTTGATTGTGTAATAGAACTACACCCCTGTACATAAGGACTAGTAAAGATATAAAGGGGATGTCCAGGAACGTGTTTGTTACCGGTAGGTGGAGACACAATATAGCCTGGAGTTTGAAAGGCTACTTGGTAGTCTTGTTCAGCAGTGTTTAAGTGAGGAAACGCTATAGCTGCCCCCGGGCGTTTATGACCTCTGAATGTAAATCCCCAGATATAATCTGCATTAGTAACCCAAAATAAATCTAATGCAGAGTTTCTAGGAAATACACTTGTACGTCTTAAATTATCACCAATAATGGAAGTGCGTTGTGGTACAAACACTGGGTTTAATTCATGATATTCACCGGTCTTTACAAAAATAGTCCATTGCCTTTGGGGGTTTTGTGCCGCAAACTGACAAGCTCTTTTAATAGTTTTAAAAGGATAATTTTCTGCTGTACCTACATTACCATCAGATCCACTTACTGTTACATACAAAACATTTGGTGTGCTCCATAACCCACCACTAAGAAGATTAGATATAGCGTAAAAATCTACTTGAAACTCACCTTGAAACGGTCTGTAACCTACTAGATAATCTGAAGGAAGCGGACTAGTCCGTGAAAAATCGGCAAATGAACGGTAGGCCATAGAATTATTTAGTTTATTTTACCGTAAAAGAAGGTATTAAACTAAATAATTCTTTAATTACGACTCTGAAGAATTATTTTCAACCGCTTCATTAGGAACAATATCAACACGGCTGAGAATACGTGTACCACTAATTAATGTTACAGGTACTAAGGCGGCCTTGTATTGATTAAGAAGCTCTTCAATTTTGCTCTTAGCTTCTACTAGTTCCTTTTCACGCGGAGTCAAATTTTTGTTAGTATCTGTCATACTACTACTTATATATCTACAAGTTTATTTCCACTATTTTATTCTACTATTTCTATATAGTCAAATCTTTTTGCCTCAGATGCTTTTTGGTAACCTGCATCATTTGCAAAGATAATTTCTAATTTCTGCGGTGTATAAAAAGTAGGAAGCGTAAAAGACATAGCATTATTAGTATGTGTTACATAATCAAAAATAGGATAAGCACTAAAAGGCGGATTACCTGCACTTGTACTTTTTACCCCGGTATAAAAATTATATGATTTTTGCTTACCATCAAATTTATTAGAACTTAAATATAAGCCAGCATCAGTTTTGTAGCTAAACATATCACCATAAAGATAGATTTGTTTTCCAGAGGTACCTACTTTTACTGTAATATTAGGCATTATGGTTCTCCCAGAGGGGTATATAACTTTACTTCTGATATTTGAGGTCGCCCTGAAACTGTAACAGTTTCTGTATTAGAAAATGCAGAAAGTGCAGGGTCAGTATTGGATATAACTTGTGTCCTAAGAAATGTGTAGCTACCATAATCAAGAGATACCCCAGTGCTAACAGCTGTAAGCTGGGTATCAATTTTAAATATATTTTTGACCGGGGCCTGAGGATCAGGAAACATCCAGCCTTTAATAGTAAATGCAGTATCTGCAATTATTTGAGCTTTTTGATTACCATTAATATCAGTAGGGTAATTTAAGTTTATAGATCCATTCCATAAAACTTCGCTGCGAATTTCTTGAGTATATGGAAGATTAAATTCTTTTGGAACTGTCCAGCTTAATATAATATAAGGATTATTAAAAGGAACAAAATTACTTAAAATTTGATCCATGTCTGATTGATATCTAGTAATAATACTCATCTTTACATCAATGTTAATTGGGACAGGGGCCTTATAGAAAAACGTTACATTCCCCGGACTATCTTCAACTGGATTGCTTGGAGCAAAGAACCCGGCATTTTTGTTAAAAACTCTATTATTATCTCGGGAAATACTACCTATTGTTACACTAACGACAGGTAGAGATAAATTTTGACCAGGGTTAATTAAATCGTGAAGTACTCTCTGTTTTGGTGCATAAATGTATCTTACCTGTTGAGAGGCCTCAGCCACTCTATTCTTATTATATCTTTTAATAACAACATCATCAAATGCTGCTAAAAACTGAATTAATAGATCCTTGATCTCAAAATAATGAGTAGGAAGCTTCATATATCTTATTTAGTAGTGAATCCGACCAACTACTTCAATAATACTTCCACTTATTATGACTAATCTTTGATGCTAACTTTCTTTTGGCTGATGGTTTTAAATAAGATCTTAAAAGCTTTACTTCTTCAAGAATACCACATCTTTTTACGGCATTACTAAACTGTTTTAGTTTTTTGTCAAAATATAACTTATTGGAAGACTTCTTCTTATCGAGAACGACTTCACAGTTAATGATCATAATCTATTTACTTATTAAATCTGATCTTCAACTACTACTATCTCTGCTTTAGTATTAAAGTATTTTCCAGGCTTTTTGGGTATAAGAAACTTTGCATACTCTAAAATTTTTCTATCTTCATTACACAAGCTGTCAACAGAATAATCAAAAATTATTTTTTTTGTACCTATACAAAAATTGTATGGATAAGGAACTTCAAAAACTTTCTTAGTTTGATTAACCATTATGGTAAAAATTAAGTAAAAGTCTTTTATACAAAAAAGTATAAGTCTACCAGTCTTTATAGATTTACCGTTTACAGAAAAAGATATCTTCTGTTGTAACAAAGTGTTGATGCTTTTCTCTAATTTCTCTACGTACATATTAAGAATCCATATAAGCAATCTTTTGAGGAGTTGTCATTCTTGCTAAATTTTCTCTAAAGTATTTCCAAAATGCTGGACCTGCAGGTATACTGGTAATTAAATCACAACTATCGCAATTTACACACCTATAATCCTGCATAAAAAGATCCCACACAATGACAAGATTTTTCTGATCTGGACTATATCTTGTACCTTTAACTGCAGGTTTATAATTAAGAGTTACTCTTCCATCTACACTGTTAAGAACAGCCTGTGCATTAGTACATAACATTCTTCTTGTCATAGGTTTACCAGGCCGGGGGCGCCTGCGGGCAAACTTTATCTCACAGACGTTGTTTTGAAGTACGCTTTTCAGGCTTGCTAGAGATACTAACATCTTCTTTTCTGGGTTGTACGACACCGAATATTCTTTGTTCATTAAGAAATATCCCGTGGCTTAGTTTTCCATAATTTACTACTTCAATATTAGCAATAGGAACTCCCATATTATTGGGAAAACATACATAATCACCTTCCTTTACTAACTTACAACTATCACCCCTCAATATAACCTTACCAATGCGCCAGGCATTTGTATCTGCATTAACAGGAACAACTATACCATTTCTTACAATAGTGTTCGATGTACCGCCTTCATCAACAAATTCTACTAGTAAAATATCATCTAGTAGTTTTGAAAGATTATAACCTACGAAAACACTATTAAGTGAATTTCTTGAATGTGAGCTAAGATCTATTAAACTTTTCTGTACTGGTCCAAGTTGATCTACGTTTGCCATATATAGTCACTTATGTACAAACTACCTTAAAATCAAGAGTCTTTAATTGTTTTTGGCTTTTTTATATAGTTAATTCTCTGCCTTTTAAATCTCGGCAAAACATTAACCAAGAGTTTGTATTGATCTTGTACCGTTGTAAACTGTCTTAAATTTCTATTGGATGTTAAATTTACTACTTTAGCCGCAAGCGGGTCAAGCATAGATAACCACCGATTGACAAGATATAGTGAAAACTCTTTTTCTGATTCTGGAGAATCTATTAAATTATTTTTTTTACTAAAAGCGATGCCATCAATAATATCAAATATATTCATGCGTTATTATGCTTATACAGTAAATGGGAATCAGTAAATTTATGAAATAAAGTATAATTCCGTATTGTAAAAAAATTAATATAGTTTTCACTGTAATACTTACCGGTACCATCATGATTATTGCCCCAGTGTTCTTCAAATAAAATATATTTTGGACTATAACGATTAAAGTCTAAACCTTTAAGAACTTCTATTTCAAACCCTTCTACATCAAGAGAGAAAAAATCGATTTCATTAATATTATGTTTTTTCAAAAGAGAAGTCAAAGTCTTTGCTGGTACCTCAATAGTTGTGTTGTGTGATTCTGTACAACCACCGGATGGGTCATCATTAAAAAAACTACCTTTAATTGTGGCTTCCTTATAATCAAAAGAAACTAAGGCGCACTCTTCAATAATAGAACCCGGTCTTGTTAATTTAAGATTATCTCTAAAAATAGGATTTGGTTCAACTAATAACCCTTTCCATCCTTTTTGTTCTAGGGGGTAGGTATTACTTTGAAATACACCGTTATGGGCACCGGCCTCAATAAAAAAACCTACTCTATCTTTATAGATATCTAAGATAAATCTATCTTGACCATATTGTGACGTATGGTCAGACATATTAATGTGAAATAATCTTTGTAGATGCTATAAAAATATCGTCGTTGGTTTGGTAAAAGAAATTAACTACATCCTTCATAAAGGATACAGCCTGGTCATTATCAAGATTAGTACTAAACGCAAATGCAGGTGCGCGTTTACCAGCAACCACATTGATACCAGTATGACCGAGCGCGGCCCCATCTTTTACGTGTACAATACTAACACTACATTTACCCTTTTGTTGAGTGACACCACCCTGGGTAAACTCCTTCGTGACCATAAGATCATCCCCATCTACTTCAATTGGTGCTTGAATATACTTGTAGAGTATATTTGCAATATTTGCATTAAACATTCTCTGATAACAAATGGCACCAAAACTTTCTGTAATTAGAGGTATCTCATACAAAAAATGAATCATGTCTTCGCTGTAGATAAAGTCTTTATTTAAGGAATCTTCTTGATCTATTAATCCTTCTGTCTCCACATTGGCAGGAGCTCTAAAAGCAATTATATTACCAATTGGAAGGCACTTATCTCTAAAATACCGGTAAGCAAATCTCTTATGTAATAACACCCCATCGTAAACTTTAATATCATTTAAAATCATAGAACAATTATAATATGTATTATAGATTAGTCCACACTATGTTCACACCAAAGCCAAGAATAGAAATTTGAAAGATATAACCGTAATCGTATCTGCTATAAAAAATACCGGTATCTAATTTGGTAATAAAAGGACCGCACTCTATACCATCATCAGTTTTGCGATGAAATAGTATATGAGGATATATAAATCTAATTATTGGTATCATAATATTGTAACGTTTGCGCGCGCGCAAAAAGATAAGGTACTAGTAAATTGATGATTCTCATATCCTATATAAAAGACAAAGTCATTAGATGGGGATAAACAATTTTCAAAACGCGTGAGCAAAAAAAGCTTTTTCCCGGAATTTTTTTCTTTCATATTAAAGGGTTTGTCTTAATAACCCACAATACATTTTATAGCGTATAAACACAAAAATCAACTGGTAAATTTCATTTGAATATATTTTTTAACGTATAAATAAGATATCTATTATGCCTGAGTACGGAAATTCTGATTCTGGACGTGAATCGACATTTGGTCGTTCGTTAATGAGTTATATTAACTCTAAGCTCCCTTATCAGAGCTATACATCTATTGATACTATAAGTAAACTAAATCCCAAATTTAAAGTATTTCAAGATACAGGCAGTAAGAGAACAGAAGCACTAGCCAGACAAAGCATTAGCAGTAATACTGAATATAATAGCTTAGACCCATCCGGCATTATTGGTCTAGATAACAATTTCACCCAATACATGTATGCAAATGTGCAACATGACAAAGTATCTAGATTAAGAGACTACAGAACAATGGCATCTTTTTCTGAAGTAGCCGATGCGCTAGATGAAATATGTGATGATGCAATAAACAAAGATTCAAAAGGCAAAGTAGTTCATGCTAAGTTTCTAGATCTAGATTTAAATGACAAAGACACTACAGTTCTAGAAGAAGAGTTTCAAAAATATATTCAACATTTTGATTTGTCCCATAAAGGGTGGGAATATTTTAGAACACTACTAGTTGATGGTGAGTTATACTTTGAACATATTATCCACAAGCAATACGAGGATGAAGGAATATTAGGAGTTATAACTGTACCTAACGAATTTGTTGATCCTATTTTTGGCAATGTACAGAATATGATGATTAAGGGCTTCTTGTTAAGAAAGCCAGTTTTTGACAAAAACAACCCTACCAAGATATTGGAATATAAGCTTGTTCCAATGGACAAAAATCAAATAACTTATATTAACTCTGGTATATGGAATGAGAACAAGACAATAAGACTTCCGTTCATAGAGAACGCAAGAAGAGCATATAGGCAGATTAGTCTATTAGAAGATGCGGTCGTAATTTATAGGTTGGCACGAGCACCTGCGCGTTTAATCTTCAATGTAGATGTTGGCAATATGCCTGCACCAAAAGCAGAAGCGTATATGCGTAAATTAATGAACCAATATTGGTCATCTAAGAGTTTTGATGCGCAGCAAGGCGGAGGGGCTCTTAAAAAATATAACCCACAAAGTATTTTAGATAATTTCTGGTTTGCAAAGCGCGCTGGTTCTGAAGGTACAGATGTAAGACAATTAGAAGGTGCAAATCAAGCTTGGGGGCTAGAGGAAATGAACTATTTCTTAAAGAAACTTTATAAGAGCTTAAAGGTACCAGTATCCAGACTTAATGCTGAAACTGGCTACAAAGATGATATGAACATTCTTCGTGAGGAATTAAAATTTGCTAAATTTATTGTTAGAATGCAGCAGCAATTTGCTGAAGGCTTAAAGAATGGTTTTGTAACGCATTTAAAGCTTAGAAAGCTTTGGGAAAAATTTGATCTTAAGGAAACTAACATTGATATTGAGTTTAATGTACCAATTAACTTCTTTGAGATGAGAGAGGCACAAAAACAGGAGATCAAATCAAAGACATTCGGTGACATAATTCAATCAGCTGATAATATTAGTAAGACATATGCATTAAAGAAATACATGGGGGGGACAGATGTAGAAATTCTTGCAAATAGAGAATTTATGAGAAAAGATATGGCATTTAGCTGGGAATTAGAGCAAATTAAAGCTGGTGGCCCTAATTGGAAAGAAAATGCTTTAGCGGGTGTTGCTCCAGCAGAAGGTGGTGAAGTTGGTGGTGCAAGTGTTGGTGGTGGAGCCGCAAGTACATTACCGCCTGCTTTTGGACCTACCCCGGCTGGTGGACCAGAAGGTGGAGTTCCTGCTGAAGGCGGGCCTGCTCCAGCAGAGGGTGCACCGGGCCCTGCGGCCGGTGGGGCACCACCCCCTACCGGTTAAGTTTTTTTAACCGTTTAACAACAAAATCTAATTTTTGAATTTCGTATCTACGAGCATCTATTTCTTCTGGCGCATACCAATATTTGTCTGATACATTGATCATATCTTTATATGAATATTCAAAACTAACTGGCTTGTGTTGAATTTTATATTGGATAAAATGTCTTAATTCATGCAGTAAGTTTCTTATCATTCTTCTAACTCTTAGTTTTTTATTAAAAGACTTACAGTCTATTCCAATGTTAATTTCGTTCCTGCTTATATCAAAATCACTGTACCCTTTACTTCTAATATGAATGTGAAGGGTCTTGTTAGAGGGATAGCCTTCCTTGTAGCATAGATAGGAAACTACATCTTTAAGTGATCTGTAACAAATATTAAAACGCTTTAACCACTTATGGGAATTTCTTGAAAAAATAATTTTCATTTCAACCAAACAGTTGTCGGGTCGAATGCGGTTGTATTCAAGAAATCCCAGACTTCATAATCTGGTTTTATTTCTATTGTTGCAGCTTTTAATAGGTTTGCTAACAACGATTCTAAATCTTGAATATGCCACACATCATCTAAAAGTCTTCTACCGGATGTACGTGTTTTATGGGCAACGTGATCGGCATAGGAATATGCAAAACCTGCAAAAGGGGGAATCATACAACCCAAACTAACTAAATTTCCTAGAATTCTTGAACAAACTTCTTTACCACCAACGGAGTGCATTGTAACTATTGCACAAGCCGGTTTACCGACAAGATATTTAGATCCTTCTAATACAGTCATCTTTTCAAATAATTGCTGCATACTTGACCCCCAACTATCCCAATATGTACCTGTTGAAAAAATTAATGCGTCTGCTTTTTTAATAGCACGTTTAACGCTATTCCAACAAAATGAAGGAGATAAATGAATAATTCTAACACGAACAGAATCATTTTTTTTGAGAAGCATTCGCTTAATTTTTCTTAACAACATTGAAGTATTGCCAGTTCGCCCACCTATGGCACCATTGATTATTAGGACGTTCTTCATTTATAGAGTATAAAAGAAAATATATGTAAAATCAAATTATTTATATTGATTTTTTTAGAATACCTCTTATTATATGGATATGGAAAAGTTTACAGTAGTTATTAAAAACGTATATAGTTCAGATAAAAGCAGATCTGTAACTATTAAAGCGGAAGACAGTTGGTTGGCCCATAAAGAGGCAAATAACTATTATAATCAGCTTAGGGAAGATGTTGTCTCCATTAAAGACAGCAAAAACAATGAAGTCTACAATCTAGAAAAAGGCTTTATTTTTGAATCCTAATTTAGAAACTTTTAAGAAATATAACCAGCTTGGGGTTAGACGCAGCTACAAGCCCACTAAAAACCGGATAGAAAAATTTAAATATAATAGCGAATGGGAATCTGATCCTGACCAAAATGTATTTACACTTAGAGACTATAAATGTTGTTATATAACAATAATGAAAAATAAGCAAGGCAAATACCGCCCAACAGTTAATGGTGCCTTCCTCTGTGACCATTTAGATGTCATTGAATTACCAAAAGAATATGATACTTTAGAAGATGCCCAAAATAATGCATTTCTATTTGTAGACACAGTAACTGGAAAGAATAAATAATAAATACATGAGCGTGATTAATGAATAGTTTTCATCTACAAGTTGTAGATCAAAGCGCCAGCGGATCACTTCATGTAAAGTTGATTATAGACTCTAAAGAGTCTGGCATTCTTTATTTGTCTCAAGAACAGTTAGATGCTATCAGTAGCGGTCTCAAATCATATTGCTATGAAAATGACCTTTCTTTTTCTACAGAAAATCCTTTCGATATTTCTTCCCTCGACGATCTTGAGGACGACGACGAACTAGAATAAATATATGTGTGAAAAAAACACATTCATCTGTTCGAGGATTCTGTGAAGAATTTTCTTCACACGTATACGAAGACACGGCCCATCATAGCATTCTTGTGAATGTAGAGCATGATTGGTTTAGTATTATGGATGGTGGGTTAAAAAAGCTCGGATATAAATTAGTTCACATGACGGAAATGCCAAAAACACTTACCTGTGTGTATTATAAGGCTTGATATTTCTTTTTTTTGTTTATAATTAGTTGTGCCTAAAATACTGCTAGCGGACAAACCTGTTTTTGATGCAAAAGAACATACATATACTGACCCTAAGGATAAATTTCAGTATACTAGTGTAACAAGATGGGTAGAAAAATTCAAATATCCTTTTGATGAAATGGATATTGCTTATAGGGTAGCCAGAAGTCAAGATGTAACAGTTCAAACCGTTTTAGATCTATGGAAGAGGAAGAGGGATGATAGTGCAAATTTTGGAACAAAAGTACATAAAGTTTTAGAGGTATTTCTTAGTAAAAACAAAATTATTGACTCTCATTACAAGGAAATAATTAACGGTTTTAAAGCGTTAAATATTTCCCTTGATACAAAGAGAAGTATGTTTGAAAACTTGGTATATAACAGGAAGTATGGTATTGCTGGAACCTCTGATATTATTGTTCAAAACAAAGATAAAAAAACGTTTAATGTCTATGATTTTAAAACCAACAAGCAATTTAGATATACTTCTCCGTTTGGGCATCGAATGTTAAAGCCGCTAGAGCATTTTCCGTGCTCAGAGTACCATACATACTCCTTACAGCTAAGCATGTACGCATTTCTCTATAAGCTAATGTCTGGTCTAGAACCGTTAAGATTAAAGATTTTTTGGTATGAACGCAAGGAGCCAGAAAATTATGAAAAAGTAGCCGGAAAATGGCATATTATCAATATTCCTTACATGGAAGAAGAAATATTAAAATGCTTACACCATGAAGATGCTGAAGAATAGAATTTCGTGGGAAGAGTATGCATTATTGTTAGCTCGTGAGGCTTCTAAGAGAAGTGAAGATCCTTTTAAAAAAGTTGGTGCATGTGCCCTTGGCTATAATAATAGGGTTTTAGGTATTGCTTATAATGGTCTTGTATCCGGTAAAAAAGTAAGCAATTCCTTTTGGCGCAATAGAGATAAAAGGCTACCTTATATTATTCATGCTGAACAGAATCTATTGAGTTTATTTAAAAGAGGCGAGGCAAGAATGATAGCTTGTACATTATTACCGTGCTCTGATTGTGCACGACTAATATGTAGTTGGGAAATACCATTAGTATGTTATTTGGACGATTATAATAGAGATAGTGGTGCTATTGAAATATTTAAATTTTACAATACGAGACTAAAAAAACTTAGTTTAACTGGAAAATAGTTTTCTAGACATAAATATGGTATATGGCCGTAGCAACAATTTCTGTTAATTTCGCAACTTTATCTGACGCACGCGCTGGTACTAGTACAGTAACAAGTATCAATCCCAAGCAGTTAAAAGATTTATTTAATAGCGCCAATAACATGTACGATATTAGCGTTAAGAGCATTACAACAAACGGTAACGTTACAATTAATGGCACGGTAAATGCCTCTGCAGGATATGCAGGTAATTTTGTTGCTTCTGGAACAATATCAGGCACAGGCTGGGCTGGTAATCTTGGAGTTACCGGTAATATTTCTGCTACTCAAGGGTGGAACGGTAATTTAACGGTCACAGGTAGTATTTTTGCTTCTAACGGATATGCTGGTACCCTCTCGGTAACAGGTAATATTCAAGCCACCCAAGATATCATTGCATATTATTCTGATAAAAGATTAAAAAACATTAGCGGTAATATTTCTGGTGCTCTAGAAAAAGTAAACAAGCTAAACGGCATATATTATACTAATAATGATGTGGCAAACTCTTTTGGCTATAATGATACAGAAAACAAAGTCGGTTTAATAGCTCAAGAGGTGAAAGAAGTTTTACCAGAATCCGTAAAACTAGCTCCGTTTGATTCAGACGGAAATAGTAAGAGTATTTCCGGTCAAAATTATTTAACTGTTCAGTATGATAAGATTGTTCCTTTACTTGTTGAAGCAATAAAAGAGCTTACAGCAAAAGTTAAAGATTTAGAAGCATCTAAGACGTTGGAGAAGTAACATGCCGACAACCGGCAATAATCTGTCATTAAATCAGCTAGCAGCTGCTACAGGGCAAGCGGTTAAAGGTCTTTCTAATGCCGCTGGTGGAACAGGCCCAAATATAAATATATCACATTTTACGATCACCGGTGTTACAACCCCTACCTGGAATGTAGCTACTGTAGCTTATGGCGGCAATTTTACCGCGTCCGGTAATTTTTCAGGAGCAGGATCAAGATTTGGTAGAATAAGTTCAAGAGATGCAAATTTTACCTGGGGAACTACACCTGCAGGATCATCAGTGGTTTCAACAGCAGGCTTTCAAAGAACGTTTAACAACGCTTATAACCCAGGCGGCACATCATGTTCTTCCTCAGCGGTAAGAACTGTTACATTAAGATTTAATGATGGGTTTAATGATGATGCAACAAATTATAATGCTACATTAGTAACCGGTAACATAACACTTTATTCGCCCCCAGCACCTTCTTTCTCTGTTACAGGGAAAACACAACCCCCTCGACCTTGTAACACAGGCGGCGGTTGTGGAGGCTTATGTCGAGGAGCATCTATTTCTGTTAGTAGTACAGCAGGTAATTGGCAAGGTGTTGCCGGTGGTTCTGTAAACTACTATATTAATGGTGGGTTTGCCGGGTCTAACGGAGGAGGTGGGTTCACCTATACCAATCTTTGCGGTAACACGTTATATTCGCTGTACGTGCAAAACTCTTATAGCTGTAATAGCAGTACACAAAACGTCACCACCCCAGCATACATTTAATCTGGATTATTTTGTTATTAAGCTAATATAATATATGAGCGTAGACTTAACCTTTTTTAAGTCAAATCCAAACAATATCTTAAGAGTCAAAAGAACAGGTTCATCAAGATCGCATGTAATTATTGACTTTGTTAAGAATAACAAAAGCCTTCTTTCCGGAAAAGAATACAACGTTAAAGATTATGAAAGTATAATGTGTTATAGTGTAAGCCCTAATATAGATGAATTAAAATATTATTTAAAAAATAAAAAAAAGAACGACTATCTCGAACTTAATGATAAGCTCGATCACTTTTATATTGCACGTGCATTAAAACTACCAATAGCAAAAATCTTGGAAAAAGATAAGGATAAAATAGTAAAAAGCTTTTATAAAATATACATTTCGTTTTTGAAGCAGTATTATGTAGAAGAGCAAGATTTAAAGAGAATTAAAAAGACTGTTAGTAATATTAGTGATTTTTCCATATTACTTCAATATCTTCCGTATGACAGTGAATATAAGAATGGTAAGAAAAGAGTTATTGTATTAGACAGAATTCGCAAATGGCTTTATTCCTATTTTTACCCCGGTTGTCTTCCTTTTATTGAATTATATGATAAAGAGCTTATATGGGCGCAAAATATTATGCAAACACTTTTACCTTTAAATTTAGAGTATGCCTATCTTAATATAGGTAGTGGTATTAAATTTGATGAGGCTAAAGATATATGGAGAGGTCTTATTAGAAGCAAATACGAAACAGCTATTAAGCTTTTATCTGAAGAGGAAGCAGAAGCCAAGGAAATTGACGACCAGGAAACGATTTTAGAAATAAATTTATTAAGAGAGAAGCTTAAGACTGTTGTTGAGGCTTTAAGGTTTGATTCAGTAAAAAGTATTCAAGAATTAATTATGTTTTGGCCAGAAGAGCTTTCACCCGGGCCTCAAATTACTATTGACCCAGTTGGCCGGTCTTTAGTCTTTAGATAAATAGCCCTTAATTATATTAATTAATCCTTCCAGCATAGTTTTATAAGGCTCAGGGTAAAACAATAAACACTTTAAATATTCGATAATTTTCTTTAATTCTTGCTTTGATAATGTTTCTATACAAAACTCAGGTATGAGTACATCATTAGTATGATTAATTTTTTCCATTGATAGACCATTCCATACATATTCTTCTTTACCGTTTTCATGAATCCCTTTAATTCGACTCCCCAGGGGGCCATGTACAGTATTAATATATAAACGTAATTTGTTTTTAACACAAAAATCGACTATTCTATGGGTTTCATAAATATTTTGAATTAGCGGGCAAAACAGAAGCGAATATAATCTATTAAGCGAAAGCAATTTTTCTATATTTTTTTGTACCATGTTAAAATTACCATTTTTTCTAATAAAATTATAATTAGATTCTGTTAAAGAATCTATAGATAGCAATATACCCATATTGGGAAGTTTTGCAAATAAATCTTCTATTCTTTTGTTTAAAATAGAACCATTTGTAGTTACAAGAACAGATATATTTGGATTAATTTCTGCTATACTATCCCATATTTTATAATATAAAGGTGTTAAAAACGGCTCACCGCCTAGAAAATTTGTCGTTGTTAAATGAGGTATAAATTCTTTAAGTTGATTGACAAAAGCATCATCGGGGGGTGATATTAGTTGTGGTAGTTTTTCCCTATTTTTTCTTATAGAAGATGACCACTTTCCACCACACATAATGCATTCGTAATTACAAACTGTTCCAAATTCAAAATCCATATTTACCGGCATATCATTGTATATACTAGAACGCCATGAATTAAACTTCTTAATTAATATATTTTTGTTTAATGCAAGAATGCCTTTATAACACAAATCACAGCCTTTTGTAAAATCTAACTTAGATAATGCAGCTATTAAATCTTTTCTCTCTGTGCTATTCCACATTTCTTTTATAGTTTTGTTGGGGTAGCTACCTAAGACATGCTGTCTATTATAACAGCATACATTGACATTTCCTGTAGAATCAAAATTAAGCGATGTATATGGTGCACAGCAAATAGGAGGCTCTCTATGTATAATGTTTTCTTCTTTTAACACTTGTATGTTGGTTAGTAGTTTTTCCCTTTCAGATTCTCTATAGAGATTATCTATTGCTGTATCTACAAACTCCTTATAGCCATAAGTGTCACACAACCACACAACAGTCTCAATAGGATTATCCACCTCATCAAGACTACCGTCGTGCGGGTTAATTCTTACCGACATTGCTTTAAATTGCTCTGTAGAAAAAGGTGCTTGTCTTTCTTGTTTTATTGCTAAAAACAAATCAATTATTTTTTCTGGAAATTTAGACATATATCTTACTTTTTTCTACGTAACTATCAAAAATGTATTTTAGCTTGTTAATTATTAGTTTACTAGATGTTGCATTTTTTGTTATTTCATCCTTTACAAATTCTTCAAAACACTCTTCTGCTTTATCTGAATGCCACGGCTTAACAAAACCATGATATTGAATAATATGTGCATCTTTTAAGGATTGTACAGAGGCTATAGATGAAACCACATTATATTTTTGCGGAAGGTAGAATACATCACCGGCGAAACACACATTAAATACAGGCTGATCACTCGACCATGATTTTTCGGATGCTAATTTTATTAAAGATTGCTTGTACTTAGGCTTTAAGAATTTTTTAGAAAATGACATTAAACCACAATTAAATCTTTTGCGATTTTGTTCTATTGGGCTGTTTGGCTCAATCTCAGGAATGCCTAAATATTTTTCACACGCAGAAAACAAATGTTTATCTTCCCATAGCTCCTTAATATCATTAAGAAATACCATATCACTATCAAATATAATAATACGATCATACCCTAAATTCCCCATCTCAAATACATCAAATCTGTAGTATAAATTATATCCCCATTTTTGGGTAGTAGGTAGGCACCCACTATAATCATTATTCTTAGCATTAATAACAATAATGTTTTTATAAATTTTTTTAAGTGTTAAAATATTTTTTTCTGATAAACTACCATCTGATAACAATATTATATCACCATCGAACCATGGATTACTTTCTTTTAAACTAATCAAAAAAACTTTCATACTAAGCACAAAACTATCGTTAAGAGCCAATAACATAGCAATCTTTTTATTCATTAATAAATAATTTAGTCAAAAACAATTTTATTTCAATGTATGCCTAAAATATCTATAGTAATGCCAGTTCGCAATAACGAACAGTATTTAGATGAATCAATACAGAGTATTCTAAATCAGACAGAAAAGGACTATGAATTTTTAATATTTGCCGATAGATGTAATGAAGTAACACTATTTAAACTCTCTCAATACAAAGACAGTAGAGTTAAAATCATTTCTAACCCTAGCATAAAGGGCATTACAGACTCGTTAAACTTTCTTATATCTAATGCATCGTCTAATATAATAGCCAGACAGGATGCAGATGACATTTCTTCTTTAGATAGACTAAAAATATTTTTTGACGAAAATCAAAAAACTCATCTTACTACTAGTAATTTTTTTATTAAAGTAGACAATCAATTAACTTTACAAAAAAAATCTAATCTTCACGTTGTAAATTTGTTTAATTTTTTATTTTTCTATAATTTTGGAGCCCATGGGCAGTTATTCTTTAATAAACAGTTTTATAATTCACAATTTAAATATTGTCAAGATTATGAACTCTGTAGTAGTATTTTAAGAGAGAATTTTAAAGATTTTTATTTGATTGAAAAACCGATCTATACGTATAGAAAGCATAACAATTCTATTTTTAATAATCACCGGTCAAAACAAGTTTATTTCTCTCTTTTAACATCTCAAGAAAATATTAGGCATTTTTTAGGCCTTAATCCACCTCTCTGTAAAGTAAAAGATATGCGTAACTTTTTCTTAGAACATAAGAAGCCTGTACATACTAGCGAGACACTCTTTTTATCGATGACAAAGACTATACTTGAAAGATTTAAAAGTCTTTTTTGTTCTTCTGATATAGAGAAAAATGCAGTAGACGAAACATATTACAAAGCCTATAATTCTACTTTTATTAAATCACAATAAATCTTTTGCAATTTTGAAAATATAAATTCTTTATCTCTTTCGGAAAAAACTACAGTCTTATGTTTTAAATTGATGCTAACTAACCATTTTCTAACCGTAGACTGAATATTTAGATCTGCAGGAAGATCGACCTCAAATACATTCTTCTGTCTGGTTTTTGTAATTATTTTATATTTTGCTATAGCAAGCAGTTTACCCTCTTCATTTAATATTGTTAACTCTTTATCAAATATAAGATTATAATGGGAATAAAAATTATAATGATTGTTATTAAATTTATAATTTCTTATAATTTTATTTGCATATATGGAGGGAATATAATCTAGATTATTAGTTAGAAAACCTCTTTCGTAACTTCTTATTATCTTAAAGAACTTTCCACTATTTTCCAAGCAGTCTTTGTGTGACTTACCGCACGTTATATAAATTTTATTATTTTTATTAAATCTTATAGCAGCACACTTGATGTAAATTTTTTCATTATTCATTTTTTCATAATCTGGATCTGAAAAGTTTGGCATTAGAATAATGCCGTGCTTGGTTTTATAGGGTTCGTCCCATATTTTGGTCGAACGTAAAGGCTTAGGGTCTATACTATTGAGTAATTCATAGTAATCACCACTCTTTATTGCGTTTTGTCTTTTAATTAATAAATTCATTATGAGACCGCTAGTATTGATATTTACCTGTAAAAAATATATTTATAGGTGTAAAGATATACAAGAAACTTGGGGCCATGACCTTAAAAAAAATAATATAGATTACTTTTTTGTTAGTGGTGACAATCTCGATATAGAGCCATATCTAAATATAGATTTTAAAGAAAGCTATGAACAACTTCCACAAAAAACATATATTACTTTTAATAGAGTAAAAGATTTAAATTATACCCACTTTATTAAGACAGATGACGATACATTTTTTAACGTTATTTCGTTTTTAAAAGAGCTAAACAGCTTATCAAATTTTGACTACATAGGTAAGTTTAACAAGCAAACTTCAGCTTCTTCAAAAATTCATTATTTTAAATGTAATGATTCTTTTAAAATTCCCAAACGTATATCTAAATTTTCTTATGCAGAGGGGGGTTTTTATATTTTAAGCAAAAAAGCACTAAACTATATTTGTGCTCAAAAAGAAAGTACATTCGTCAATAAACCTACATCCTATAAGGGGGAGGATGTTTTAGTGGGTAGCATACTAAAGAATAAAGTAAAATCATTAGACATTAAAAATAACAACTCAGAAAAATTTAATATGGATCTAACTTTGTTCTCTCTTCACCCTGTAGATACTAGCATATTCAAACAGCTATACAAAAAAACCTTTAATTCTCAATTAAAAATCTTACAACAAAATCAACTTCTAAACGAATATAATATTAGAGATAAATTCTTGGCAAATCTTAAACCTTGAAAAAATCTTCCGGTAGCTTCTTACAAAAGCCTACTTTTTCATAAATTTCTTTACCCGCCGTATCCACGTCCACAAAAGGAAATTGCCGCTCTAACATATATTGTCTTTGAGGCTCTTTAAAATTATTGTATTTTGATTTATCTAGCCAAAGCGTTTCCTGCCATAACTTTTTATCGAGATAGGGATATCTTACCTCTATACCATGGACTCCACAGCAATACTCACAAGAATAAGGATTATTATCATCATAATCTATAACACCATTAATATCCTTAAGCCTTTTAAATAGCTTATTAATACCCTTAAAGCCAATGGCATCTCCACCTAAGCCGGATAAACAAATCTTATATCCTTCTTTTTTTGCTTTTAAAAAAATAAGACCGGCCCCTATAAACCCATAAGTCTCTCTACATACATATCCTACAAATTTATTTTTATAAAAATCAAAGTGAGTATAGGCATAGTCCTCGACATTTTTAAAAATTTCATCTCGAGTAATCTCATGCATACTATCTGTAGGGTCGATAAGCTCTTTATTGACAATATTAGGTATTAAAATCTGTTTTCCTTCTATGATAGGTGGATTTTTAGTACTCAATCCATGGCGCCATAATAAAACATTAGACGGCTTTTCTAATACATTGACGGAATAAGCTTTAAAAGGAAGGTTATACTTTAACAGGGCGCTGCAAATAGCTCCGCTATCATACCCCTCACTAACACCCATAAAAATTTTTTTAGAAGCAGCAACAGTTCTTTTCAATATACTTTCATCAAACGCCATTTTCCAATCATCTAAATTAACTTTGTGTTCATTATCTAAATCAAAAGCTGTTATTTTATTTAATTTTATATTATCATTGCTTATATCGTATGTGTAATAATAATTTCCATATACGTGAAAAATTTCTTTATACCCTAATACAGACAGTGCGCTCTTATATGAAGCTATACCTATTGTATTATTATGAATACTAAAAAATATAGGCTTAGTACCGAAAGTGTCAGAGCCAAAAATTAATTTCTTTTTTTTCTTATCTAACAAAACGATAGTAAATTCACCATCAAGATATTTAAAAAATTCTGCTCCATACTCTTCATATGCTTTGATTATACTTTCTCCATCTGATAGACTATCAGGGGTAATGTCTTTATAATTATATATTTCACCATTGAAAACCATTATGATGTCACCACATTTAGAAATAAGTGGTTGAGGGGTCAAGTCTCCGGTAATACTTAGTAAATTATGTATAAAGTGAAAGCCGCTTTCGTTTTTATAAGAAGTTAAATCTGGTCCTCTAAATTTTTGATAGAAATTGGCGGCATTTAAAACTTCTTCGGATGTATCTTTATTTGTGACCAAAAAACTACACATAAAATATTTATACAGTAGTATAAAAAATAAAAACTACAGGTAAATAAAGCATGCTTGATAAAAATTTATGTATTTTGCCATGGATTTCGCTTTATATAAGAGCGGACGGCAATATTTATCCCTGTGAAAGTGTAGCCTGGCAAGGAGACGACTACTTACTTGGTAATCTAAACACAACAACACTAGAGGAAGCTTGGAACCACGATATGATGAAGAAGCTTCGGCTTAAAGTTATTACCAATTCTACATGCGAACTGTCTAATGAAGAGAAAAATTCTTGCATGTACCTTATAAATCATTCTCTTTATGAAGACGTATATAAAAATTACAAAAACGAAACAAAGTCAGACGGAAGTTATAAAGTTGATATAAAAGCATTATTTTTAGAAAGATCCAATCTTTGTAATCTTCAATGTTTATATTGTTGTGATGTTAGTAGCTCTAGCTGGGAGCGAAAAAATAAAACCAATATAATGAAAATTAGTGATACTGTTTATGATTTAAAAGTGCTACCTATAACAAACAATCTTAGAGAATTATTTTTATCTGGCGGTGAACCGGTTATTAACAAATACAATAAAAAACTCTTACAACATTTAATTAACCATAATCCAAATATAGAATTAGGAATGGCAACGAATTTAACTTATAATTTTGAACTATATGAAGAGTTTTTTAGTTTATTAGAAAAATTTAATAATACTAAAGTTTTTTGTAGTGTAGACAGCTCAGAAACTCGACACGATTTTATTAGAATCAACTCAAATTGGAATACCGTAAAAACCAATTTAAATAAACTTAAAAACTATAAAGTAAGAATATATTTTAATAGTGTTATATCTTTATTAAGTGCTTTCTACTTAAAAGAATTTCACGAAACTTTAATTAATATGAAGATAATAGGCATTGACGGTATTCGATATATTAATTTGACTGGTCCAGAAGAACTTTGTATACAGTCGCTTTCGTTTAATAAGAAAAAAGAACTTAAAGAGTATCTTATTAGCTACATTAATTTTTTAAAAGAAAATGAAAATTTATCTAATAATATAGATTTATATCCAAACAATAACAAGCCTTCTCAGGCTGCAGACAATATAATAAAATTTTTATTTAAAAAACTAGGTAATAATAATTATATAGACAATTTGTCTAAATTTGTATCTATAGATACTATTAAAAAACACTTTGACAGATTACTCTAAAATATCGCCATAATTTTTGGAATAAGAAAAAATACTTCCAAAAAACTTTTTTTGATTAAAATTATAATAGGCTATAAATTCTTTATCTTCAGTGGTGTAATTAATTGCAAAGATATTTTTACCTAGAACACTTTTGTAGAAATTGCCGCTAATTTTTTGTTTTGTGCTTATTTGTTCGGCTAAAAAAGTACCATTATCATTTAAATTTATTATCTCATCTCTTGTCTTAAATACCATAAACGTATTTAGATGTATATCATTGATTACAACTAGGTTTATATTATAATTAATTTATGGTCAAAACTATGGTTATAGTTCCTCATGGAGATGATGAAATATTAGGCTTTTATGGGGCTATAAAAAGAAATTTAGAGCAGAACAATCATGTTAGTGTTGCGTTTATTATGGGGCCTAAGAACCTAACTAACGAAAGGAACACTCATCAATTTCACACTATAGAAAAAGTTAAAGATAAGTTAGGTTATAACGAGGTGTTTTATCTAGATATTTTTAACGAACACAATATTCATTCAAATAAGCTCGAGCTCATCACAAGAATAGAAGAACTTGTATCTAATAATCATATAGATATCGTTTACACCACCCACTGGGGTGACAACCATCAAACACATAAATTATGCTATGAAGCGGTTGTTGCAGCCATAAGACCTATAGGGCCATGTAAAGCATCGAGACTAATTACAGGGGAGATTATATCCTCTACAGATCAAGCCCCGCAAACAGAAGCACATAGCTTTATCCCTAATATATTTTTGGAATTGTCCGAACAAGAAATAGAGGAAAAGATTAATCTTTTGAAAATGTATGAATATGAATATATGCAAACCCCTCACCCTAGATCTGAGTGGGGGCTAAAAGCGGTAGCTAGCTTTAGAGGTATACAAGCAGGTGTTAAATACGCTGAAGGATATTTTTGTGCAAGAGAAATCATTAAAAAATAACATAGAACAAATTGTAAATCAAAAGCATTTTTGTATTTTACCGTGGGTACATTTATATCATTTTACTGATAAAAAAGTATATCCATGCCCTGTTATGGGTGCATGGGGAGTCAACTCATTAGGCAACACTTCTGATGATATAGAAAAATTATGGAATAGTGAGCATCTTAAAGAGATAAGACGCAAGATGCTTAACAACGAAGCAATACCTTTTTGTAATAGAAACTGTAATGATTCTATAAACTCGTGCAAAAGACATTTTGGATTAGAGCTCATAGACAAGGCATCCTCAGCCATTCTAAATACCAAGCCTGATGGAAGTGTCGACCCTATAAACTTTATTGCGTGGAATATTATAGAATCAAACAAATGCAATTTTAAATGTAGTTATTGCAATGTAAAATACTCTAATCGATTTGGTGAAAAATTAGAGACGTTCTCAGATACAGAGGCCATGAAGGATAAGATATTTCCATATCTTGATAATATAGAAGAACTTTGGCTAGCATCTGGGGAGTCAGCCATACAAGACAGCTATTATGATATTCTAGAAGAACTTATTACAAGAAACCGTACAGATATAAGATTGTTTTTTATCACTAATATGAGTGTTGTAAATTATAAAGGTAGAAATATTTTTGAAATACTGAGCAAATTTAAAAATGCAGTAATATTTGGAAGTATAGATGATAGGGAATCTAGACTTGAATACATAAGGTTTGGAAGTTCTTACAGTAAGATATTAGAAAATAGAATAGAGCTTTTAAAATATCCTAGTATTAAGTTTTACTTGCAACCTGTAATTAGTATATTTAATATTTTCTCTTTTCCAGATTTTCATAGAGATTGGTATAATCGAGGTCTTATAGGGGCTGACGAAGTAAGATATTATGTATTAGATTCTCCTTCATATCTTCAAGCCAACATTTTGCCTTTAAAATATAAAAACAAACTTTTAGAAAAATGGCGCGGCTATCAACAATGGATAAAGGACAACTTAACTGATAAGGTAGATACATACCCTAACAGATGTAACCCCGTTAACTTTATTGACACACTTATAAACCATATAAGCGTACCAAAAGATAATTTAGAGCTACAGCATTTTTTTACTTTTATAGATGAAAATGATAAAAAGACCGGGCTTGCTTTTAATAATGTTTTTAATGAATATGGAGATATCAAATGCATTTCAAAGAAATATTTTTAAATTTTTATAATTCTTTACCCATACAAAAGTTTATTAAGAATATTAATAATATTGGTAGGGGGGTTAAAGATATTAATCAAACAGGGTTTCCCTCTAAGCTTTCTACACTAATATCTTTTAACTTTAAAGAAAATAAATTACTAAATTTTAAGATCTATTGTGAAATATTTAGAAAATTTAAAAAGTACGAAATCTTAAAGTTCTTACCAACAGACAAAGACTTTAACTACTATTTTAGTTATTGGGACAACACCCTTTCATCTAGCCTTTGCTTTGGTATAAAAGTAGACAAAGACCATCTACCCACTCAATATTTTCATATTAAATTAAACCGTGTAATAAAAGAATTTACAGAGTGTAAAATTTATAAGGAAAGGCCAACTTTTAAGAGAACGGGCATTTCATTTGAGTATACTGGTTCTTCTGTTAAAAAGAAATACTATTTTTACTTTACGGAAAGTGATGACATAGAGTATTTTAAGCAAAAATATAATCTAACATTAGACGGGGGGTGTATTGATCATATAGAATTTACAGAATTTGATAACGGTGATCAAAAAATAATAGTAGTATATTCATATAAAAACGAGGCTGCTTACTCTAATATTCAAAAAACTTTTTTTCATCATACTTTAATTAAAGACTGTGTAGAATACTTTACCCAAGACCACGACCTCTTACCTTGTTACTTCGGTGTCTATAAAAACAATACAATTGCACTGTATTGGAGCGTTACAGAAAAAGAATTAAAAAATGTAGTAAATATAGATCCGCTAGCCTTTAAAAATAAATTAGAAAAATTACTCGATAAAGTATGAAATGTGTTAATAGCTATAATGAATGGGATCCTTTAGAGGAGATTATTGTTGGTAATGGATTTCCAGCAGATCTTCCTTCAGATGATCTGGGGTTTAAATTCTTTTTTCATGATAATCTTTTAGGACCAGATGGCGCATTATATGCAGGAAGATGGTATTTAGAAAAGAGATATATTGAAGAATTAAGAGAGGATTTAGAGTCATTTGTCAATATTTTAAAACAAAGAAATATTACTGTAAGAAGGCCTAAGGAACCTGCAGGACCTCATGAAGTGAAAACGCTTTGTTGGTCATCAAGCAACTATCCTGCTCTCAATGTTCGAGATCTTACACTAGTAGTAGGTAATGAAATAATAGAAACATCTGTATTGGCACGGTGGCGTCAATTTGAAAACGATTATCTTAAGCATTTATTCTTAGACTACTTTAAGAGAGGGGCTAAATGGACGGCTGCCCCAAGGCCCTTAAGTACTGATAAGTCTATAGATTATTCTAGAGTAGAGCAAACACCAGAAATAAAAAAGTATTATGATACTCTTAAACAACAAGAACATAGTAATCTAGATTGTGGGGTAGAGATAATGTTTGATGCAGCAAATTGTATTAGAATGGGCAACACAATAATGTTTAACGCGCCAACTGAACATGAGAGATTGGGCGCAGAGTGGCTACAGAGACATCTAGGTAAAAAATATAAAGTATGGACCGTTAATATATTTGATAACCATATAGATTCTTTATTTCTTCCTATTCGCCCGGGGTTAGCAATCTTAACCCTCCCCATAAAGCACAAATTGCCTGAGCCACTAAGAAAATGGGATATTGTCTATGTTCCTTCTTTACTAGAGCCGCACAAAACCCCTGATTATATGCCTATTGCATCAGAGAAAATATTTTGTAACCTGCTCTCTCTTTCACCGAACGAAGTCATATGTCAGCCAGAATATTATGATATTTTATCTAAAAGGCTAAAACCATTTAAAGTAGAGGTAACACCAAACAGATTAAGACATAGTCGATTATTTGGTGGAGGACATCATTGTCTCACACTGGATATAAGAAGAAAGGGCAAATTAGAAAATTATTTCTAATTAATATATGCTCTACAAGTTGGCACAAAAACTATCCTTAAGGGGAATTATTATAAAAATTAGTTTTATTAATAATGGTATTGCTATCTTTAGAACTGTTTGTAATAGTAAGCATGCAGACTTATTTGGGTTGAAAGGTTCAGATTCTGAATTTACAGATATTATTACAGAGCAGCCCGTAGAGTTCGATGAAAACTCTGTTACATGTCTAGAGTATCTTTATGTTCCTAAGCATATTTTTTTAGATGATTTTGAAAAAAATACCGAATATACAAATTTATTTGGGGAAGATTTTCTTATAAAGAGTAAACATTATATCGAAACTACAACTAAAAAAATTCAAGAAGAGCGGGCCAGATTTATAATGTACTCTTCCGAACAACTAGAACCTTGCAACCGATTTTCTAATGATTTGCTAGATGATTATTATTATATGAAGTTTTACCCTGAAAAGCGAGATAATATTTCAAGAGAAATTGTTTATGATAAAATTAAAGAAGATATTATTAAAAAGTACTTTCTTATTAAGGATTCTGATAATAGAAAAATAAAAGGAGCTTTTAGAAGGCTTGGTATTACAAACGCTGCAGAGCAAATAAACGATCCAGATTATATTAATGCGTTTAAGAATATATGGTATAGCCTTATAGAAGAACAAAAAGAAGAGCAACTCTTACAGTTGGATACGGCCAAACAAAATATTCTAAAAGCCGAGGGTGTTGATAAAGAGGATTTTTTACAGCAATGTGATATACTTGAATTAATGATCAAACAAATAGATAAAACTGTTCTATTAGGTTGTAATTCTATCAGTGAAATTATTAAAACCTGGCCCAGCTATCTTCAACCTGAACCATATTACATAGACAATGAGTGAAACAATTAACTTCTTCTGGTTAGGAGACAAGCTTGGATTATTAGAGCAGCTATCATTGAAGTCATTTTTAGACCATGGACATAAAACAATTCTATGGGCTTACAATATCAAATGCCACGGGGTGCCTTCAGGTGTCGGGGTTAATAATGCTAATGAAATACTTTCCGAAGATCGAATATTTAAATATACCGGTAACGGCGATTGTCGTGTAAATAGTATCGGTGGGTTTTCTGACTTATTTAGATATTATCTTTTGAATAAAGTTGGCGGGTGGTATTGTGATATGGATGTTACCTGTCTAGCCCCTTTCAATAATATTAATCAGGAGTATGTTATAAGACCTCATAAAAATACTAAAATTGTTGGTAATATCCTTAAGACCCCTAACAATAATAGTTTTCTAGAAGATTGTATAGCTGAAACCGAAAGACTTGTCGATAAGGATAACGATAGATGGATTAAACCATTAGAGATATTAAGAGATTGCGTATACAAGCACGGTATTGATAAGTTTATTGTTCAAAAAGATTGGTTTGGTAATGATGATATTGAGGAGATAAGAAAAATGTTAAACATAGGAGTATTCACCAAATATATTAATTTACCTAAGTATGCTATTCATTGGTGTAATGAGGCAATTTCTACTGGTCGCTGGGACTATTCTATAAAGCGAGATTTTAATAAACCATTGCCTACTACTCTATTTTATAACCTATTAAAAAAACATGAACTCTTGTAATATAGCGTTTGTAACTACGTTAAGCGATGATTTTTTGCCTGGAGCGGTTGCAGCAATTAAAAGCCTCATTAAAAATACCCCTACATTTAGCTACCCTATAATAATCTTAGAGTGGGGAGGCTTATCTGATTATAATAAAAGCTTACTTAAGAAAATATATAAAAATATTTCTTTTAAACATGTAGACTCTAATAACTACCCTGAGTATCAATCCGGTGAAAATAGAGTTTGGAATTATAATTTTAACTATAGATATGATATATTTTTACTCGATAAATTTGATAGGATAATTTTCTTTGATTCTGATATAATTTTTAATATAGATATATCCAAATTGGCTAAGATAAAATGTAATTTTGGTGCTGTTCCAAGGTCTAGAGGGACTAATGTTCAGATAGGAAAAAGACCGGGGTTTAATGCCGGCTTAATGATTATTGGGAAGAAGTTTTTAAATAAAGAAACCCGGGATAGTTTAATAAAGCTTTCTAAGCAGCCAGCTATTTTGGATATCCGTGTAAAAAAACAATTATGGATAGGAAATGAGCCCATTCTAAACAATTTCTTTAAAACATTTACCAAATTACCAAAAAAATATAACTTGTGTATAGATGATATAAAGCCAAAAATTAATTTACTAGACTATAATATACATTATATTGGTAAACGTAAGCCGTGGAATAATTCTATAGATAGTTACGCCACTAACAAATTAGCATCAAAATACGGACAGTTCTTTGCAGTTCTTACGTCTAAAAAGCTTGTTAATTTATATAAAAAGTATACTTAATATATGGAACTAGATGATATATTAGCGTTTTTTAATGAAGATGCTTTATGCCCAGAAAACATTAAAAATTGTAGATCTCTTAGAGATGCTTACTTTAAAGAGTACAATGGCCTTTTAAACAAAAAATGTGAACATTGTACTTTAGTATCCTTGAGAGACAAGTATATTAAAATTATTTCTCAAAATGAATAAGATTCTAATTGTAGGCAAGGGATATGTGGGCTCTGCTGTTGTATCTATATTTAAAAAAGATGAATGTGTAATAGTAGACCCAAGATATAGTAGAATAAAACTAGAAGATTTAAAAGGTCAAAAATTTAAAACAATTTTTGTTTCGCTGGACACTCCTAAAGAAGACAATTTTTACTTACTTCAATCTGTTGTTAAGAAAATAAACAAACTATTACCTGGTAATATTGTTTGCTGTAAATCAACCGCGCTTCCTTTAATTTATGAAAAAATAGAACGGGTCAACAAGAACATTTCTGTAATACATTATCCAGAATTTCTCTCGCACCGCACTAATATAAAAGATTTTAAGACCCAGAAATTTATTATCTTAGGCGGTTCAAAATCTAGCTGTATAGTGGTAAGCAGCTTGCTTAAGAGCCGACTTAAAAAGGTTAAAAAAGTCATTTACACCGATATTAAAACAGCTTCATTGGTCAAGTATGCTAGTAATTCGTTTTTGGCATCAAAGATAACTTTTTTTAATGAGCTTTATAAAATTTTTAAAAAGAGCAAAATCAAATCTACCTTTAGTACTTTTGTAGAGATTTTATTAAATGATAACAGAATAGGCAAATCACATACAGTTGTACCAGGTACAGACGGTAGATTTGGATGGGGTGGGCATTGTTTTAATAAAGATATTTTACATTTATATAGATTTTCTAATAGCAAGTTGTTAAAATATATTTTTAATCTAAACAAACAACACAGAAAACTTTATGTATAGTTATTATTTTATAGGGCTCGGAGTAACTCTTACTGGTCTTTTAATTTGGTTTTATAGTCCTATTAAAATTACTATTGGTCAACTTTTGTTTGGTAAGTGTATAAATAGTGCGGAAGATTTTGATGTTGCAATAATGTTTAAATTTCCTATTTTAGGCAAACTACAAAGCTGTTATATATGCTCTTCATTCTGGCTCTCTTTGTTAATCGGCAGTCTTTTCACTCTTCTTTTTGGAATAAACTACAAATTTATTTTTTTGGCATGGTTTACATACCCGTCTATAGCTTATCTGTATAAGAAGTTTATAGATAATAAATAATATGTATGTCAAATTACTGGCAACCAAAGATAGATAAGTGGTTAGAGAATGTTAATATTAACAATACCCCATCTTTTCCTATAAGCTATCAGTATGCACCTAATGAAGGGGAAGAAAAAAATAAAGTATTTGTTTCAGGCCATGGACAAGTAAGCTTAAAGCAACTAAAACAGCAAATTGTTGACATGCTTGATGATGCTTCAGCGTTAGCTAGATCGGACGATTTAGCAGATTTAGAAAAACTAGAGCAAACTGTTATTTCATCTCCAGATTTAAGTAATACAATTAAACAATATATAGAGGCCCTTCGTAATTTTAGGGCCAATAAGGTATGATATGGAAGAGGGTAAAGCAAAAACAAAGATTACAGCAGATTTTGTTTTAGATATATACGAAAAAAGTAAAAAGACAAAAGGCAAAGCTTCAGAAGAACTACTACAAACCGCTAAAACACTTTCCAAACATTTAAATGAATGGTTGGTCGTGTCTAATAGCCTTAAAAAGAAGGCTTGATTTTCTCTGCCCTCCTTTAAAATGAGTAATGGATAAACTGTATTTAACTTGGAATGAAGTTACAGATCAATTAAAAATTATTCACAATCAAACAAAGCATCTAGATAGTAATTCCGCAGTCATAGGCCTGTCTAGAGGCGGTTTAGTACCAGCGGTTATAATATCGCACCTCAAAAACATTAGCTGCTTTTATAGCTGTGGCATTAAGAGCTACTCTGAGCACAACAAGTCAACGGAAATAATGTTTCAATACCCAGATAAACAGGAATTAAGAAATAAGGAGATTGTGTATGTTGTTGATGATATTTGTGATACAGGGGGTACCTTAAAATTTATTGAAAATTATTTGTTGCCTATTAAGATGGTTTCAATTACACTAATATATAGGCAGAATGAATTGTATAAGCCAAATTATTTTGGTAAAGAACTCTTTGACAAGAGATGGGTTGTTTTTCCTTGGGAAGAGACTAAATATTACACTACTAAAGAACATAGTTTTTCTTAGGCAAATTTGCCATTAATTCTTTATGAAAACAAACAAAAAAACATACAAGCTAGGCCTACTGACCCTCATATTCTTTATGACTACTGTGTCAGTATGCTTTACTGACTATAAAATAAAGAAGACCATTAAGGATGTTAAGGCTGAATTAAAGGCAGCCCCTTTGCAAGAAGAAAGGGCTATAGCAAAGCAAATTAAAGTTAAACCAGATGGCATATTTTACAAAGATGAATTTATACCTAGGACTAATAATAGCGGGTTCAAAGTATTGACTGTCCGCTTAACAGTCTACTGGGCAAAAGGTGGACATACTGATTATTACAGTTCTAAGAAAAAAAGCTCTACAGGATATACTTTAAAGCAAGGGGAGTCAATTGCTGTTGATCCAAGGATAATTCCTTATAAAAAAGAAGTTATTATCCCTAATATTGGTTTGGTTAAAGCTGTAGATACTGGGTCTGCTGTTGTTGCTAAGAAGGCCTCCAATGGAAAGCTTCCAGTTATAGATGTGTTTTTTGAAAATAAGAAAGATGCAATACTCTTTGCTAATAGATACCCTAAAGTTGTTAAGGTTGCTATAATAAACTAAATAATATGTGACTTTTAATAGGCTAGTCTATAGTATTCTAGAGCAGGTTAAACCTTTATCTCCTTTTGATATAGATGTATTAGCCGCACTACTTGTTAAAGAGGCGGGAGGAGAAAAAGATTATGTTGCAGGTATGGCAGGGGTAATGAACACTATAGCTGCCAGAGCTAATAATAATCCTTCTAATTTTATAAAGGTTGCGTTACAACCAAAACAGTTTAGTGCTTTTAATAATATTAAAAGCCAGCAAGATTTGGTCAATGTTGTTACACAGACAAAGACTCATCCTAGATTTAATGCCGCAAAAGAAATGGTTGTATCTGCTTCTAGAGGTACTTTACCTAATTTAATAGGTCAAGCCAAACACTATCACGTAACTAAAGGCCCCAGTACAGTAACTCCAAGTTGGACTAGCCCACAATACGGTGGTAAAAACCCATTAGCAAAACCAACAACAACAATCGGGAGTCACACCTTCTTTTCTGGAGTGCGTTGATTTACTTTCTTTTTATTTACTTTAATTAAAATACCTGTACCTGAGCTAGGGGCAATACCGGGGAGATTGGCGCCTTTAAACCCTTGAGGAAGCAAGCCACGATCATCTATATTTGGACCTGTGCCTTGACCCGGTCTATCAAAACTACCGTTGCCTAATCCTTCGTAAATTTTTTTAATAGAGTCGTCAAATTTCATTATGTCTTAATAATCTTTGTAACAATAGCAGAAGGTTGAATATTAGTGTGTGCTTGTGCGGCATTAGACTCACCCACATTACTGGTTGTCGTTGTGTAATCAAGAGGGAACGTAATAGTAAAAGGTGTTGCACTATGGCCATCGGTAATAACTTCAGATGTTACATACATTCTTGCAAAAGATACACCGGCGTTCCAGTTTCGATTAATATAGCCTCCACCACCATCTCCGTTGATGTTTTGCTGTCTTTCTGCATCTTTCCACAGTCCAGCAGGGACTGTTGTTACCCTATTTACATTAGCCCCGGGTCCAGCTCTTACTGCAAACGCACCATCATCTCCGCCCCCGCCATAACCAAAGTAATGTTGGTGGTTAAGGGGAATATTAACCGTATTCTGCAAGGTAGTGGTTACGGAGAAATTATGTGCGTGCGATCTTAAACCGCTTTGGTTTGCTGTAAGAAGAACTGATTCTAAACCACCTGTCTGTCCTACAGCACTTCCTAATGTCAGAGAACCAACACCACCAGATCCAACTGTTACTCGGCGCCTTAGATCAGGTACATTAAATGTTGAAGTACCATTCCCTGCACCCCATAGTGTACCAATTACATTAAATAGAGTTGAAAAAGCTGCACGGCTTACCGCTGTACCATCACACAGTAAATAACCTACCGGTGCGATTGTGCCTGCAAAATCTAAAATAGTGCCTGTTGGTACTGCTGCTACATTTGCGTTTACTATAGGGGCTAAAGATTGTGCCAATAGCGCCATTGGAACATCTGTGGGCATACCAACTGTATTAAATCTTGCCTTTACCGTGTTTGCTGGCATGTTGGCCAGCTTTGTATTATCTATCCCGGCAATCGCAACACTTAAACTATTACCAACAAAAGTCAATCCACCTGTTGGGTCTGGGATTTGAACTATTTGATCTGAAGAAATCCTCTCCAATCCACGCCCAATAGCAGTACCGGTGAAGTAAGTCCCGTCTAAACTATTTTGCTTTACACTAAATGTATTACCAACTTTGGTAATAGTCACGTTATCGGGCGCTAGCGTAACTCCAAACCTAGCATAATCTGCTACTAAACCAGGATTTGAACCGGTTAATGCAAAAATACTAGAAGTAATTGTATCGTAAATTATATCCCCGATTTGACCTCTCATATTAATCTGATCAAATGAAAGGTTGGTTGTTGTTTCCCCAAAAGTAGCAACACCCAGGTTTTTCATCCCTACAGCAACACCACCCGCTGTGGTACCGTCACCTATAAACAATCTTTTAGCATCAATTGTGTATCCTGGCTCACCTTGAAGTAATACTAGGTTGGTCTTTTCACTAAAGTTGCCTTTTCTAAAGACTATTCGTGTAATTGGGTCAGGCATAATATTATATATTTATTGTAATTGATTTATTTAGAAGTGCTTTTATAATATCAATAATGAAGGGTATAAGAGTAAACTGTATTATTACTAACGAGGAGAAATATTTCAATAGCACCGTTTTAAGGAACAAACTTAATAAGTTTGGGTCAGAAGACAATTTAAGAAAGTATTATGTATCTAAACCTGCTGCAAAATTGTTAAAATCTGGGTTAACTATTGACCAGGTTAGAAATAAACTTAACAGCTCTTACCAAAAGCAAGTTGATATAGAGATTCTATATAAATTAAAGTTGTTAAAAACCGGTAAAAAAAGAAAAAAGCAAGTATCACCGGAAGAGGCTAGGCAGTTAAGAGAACAGACAGAACATAACGAGAAGGTGTGGTATAATCATCAAGAAAAAATGAAAACTTGCTCAAAGACGTGGGTAGAGGAAATGACCGGTGGACCTAATAGAGTACAAATTCCGTACGGGGGTACATGTATTAGACCTGATATTTACTATGATAATGAAGGAAGCAAGCAAGGGAGATGCAAACCTTGCCCTTATCATGAATATTGTCTTTGTACTAATAAGGAAGTAGTATGAGGACTAAGAAATTAACTTGTATTATTACTGGTAGAGTTCTTGCTGCTACTGGAGATTACTATTCAAAAAAATTAGAAAAAGCTGGATCAGAGGAAAACCTGAAGAGAACATATATTTGTAAAGAGGCGAGAGATTTGCTTGAAAAAGGATTTAGTGTAAAAGATATAAGAAAACAATTAAATGCTGAAGATGTTCAAACTGTTATACCAGATGATGTTATTAAAGATATTACCACTAATGAATTTGGCTTAAAGAAGAGTACATTGTTTTCTAATATATCTACTTTTACCCATCAAGAAACGGATCCTGAGGTAAAAGATTTTATAAATAAGATATATGCTGAGTCCTCAGAAAGATAAAAATTTTACAGTTGTTAGTGATGGTACTGTATTAAGGTGTATCGATGCTAATACCGGTACACAATTTAACACTTATAGAATTAACGGCACGTTAATATCTGGCCCAGTTGTAACAGGGGATAGAGTTACTATAGTTGTAAGAAGATCTAATACAAATTTTGGCGAAGTACTTAAGCTTCCTTCTTTCATGCTTACATCAACTTTTCGCGGATAATACGTTGATATCTAATTAACTAATGTTATTATCTAAGCATGGAGAATATGCTAGATGTAACGTTAGCGGAACAGCAGCCGCAACTAGATTATCCATTAATTAAATCTGATTTTCCAGATTCGTTTTTTGCAGGATATATTATAAAAAATCGTTATGATGAGGAAAGACTTAACATAACAAAAACTTATAACACAGAAAGATTTTCATTTGCCACTAATAACGGGACTTATAAACTTTACGGGTTATTAAAGCATTTTTCTCCAAACCATAAACTAGTTTCTAGTTTAAACTCTAGAAAAACCATTACTATTGGGGAATATAGTGGCCTATTAAATGCTTGTGGATTATCTTGTCTTTCTTGCTTCTTACACTTTTCCCCTGGCCTGTATCCTGTTGATAATAACTTTTCATCTCATTTCTTTCCTGAGATAGACGACACTTTTCAAGAAACAAAAAATAATATACCATCTTTTCAGCAGGTGGGAAATATTTATATTTTTGCTCTCATAAATCATCATAAAAATTAATTTTTTTTTTTCTTGAAAAAAGAAGGAACTTGCTTGTAATAAATATAAAATAATTTTTGTGATATGAATAATCAGATCTTTGTAAAAAAACGTAATGGAAATGCAGAAAAATTTGATATTGAAAAAATTCACAGAGTAATCAGATGGTCAATTGAAGGGTTAGACGGGGTAAGCCTATCGGATATAGAAATAAACGCCAAGCTCAATATGGTGCAAAATGTTACCACTAAAGAAATTCATCAAAGTCTTATTGAAGCAGCTTCTAACCTTATTTCAGTAGAATCACCTAACTATCAGTATGTTGCTTCTAGACTATTAAACTATCAGTTACGAAAAGACGTTTGGGGAGGCAAACACGCTCCAAGATTGTTAGATATGATTTATGGTGGAATTAGAAGAAAGATTTATGACCCTTCTATTATAGAAAAATATACAGAAGACGAAATTAATAAAATGGGTGAGTTTATTGATCATGATAGAGATTTTATTTTTACATATGCAGGTATTAAGCAGCTGTGTGACAAATATTTAATTAAAAATAGAATATCAGGTACTATTTTTGAAACTCCTCAATTTGCTTATATTCTAATTGCTGCATATGCTTTTGTTAATTATAATCCTGAGGATAGGTTAATATACATTAAAAGATTTTACGATGCTATTTCTAAGCATAAAATTAATCTACCAACACCAATTATGGCCGGGGTTAGAACAGTATCAAGAGGGTACGCGAGCTGCTGCTTAATTGGTGTAGATGATACAAAAGAATCTATTACTGCTTCCGGTACTGCAGTATCTTTAGCCACGGCTAGTAGGTGTGGTATTGGTATAGATATTTCTCGTGTCCGGGCAATGGGCACCCCGGTTAATGGTGGTTCAGTTGTGCATACAGGGGTTATCCCCTTTTTAAAGATATTCGAAGCATCGGTTAAAGCGTGGCAGCAAAATTCTATAAGAGGAGGTTCCGCTACTGTTAATATACAGTGGTGGCATTACGAGATTGAGGATGTAGTTGTATTAAAGAATAATGCTGGTACTGATGATAACAGAGTCAGAAAATTAGACTATACTGTCGGAATGTCAAAACTATTTTATGACAGGGTTATAAAAAATGAAAACGTAACATTATTTTCACCCAACGAAGTTCCTCACCTTTGGGGAGCATGGGGAACACCTGGTTTTGATAAAATATATGCAGAATGTGAGCAAGATAAGAAAATTAAATTTAAAAAGAAGATTTCTGCAAGAAAGCTATTTTCACTTATAATTAAAGAAAGAGTAGAAACCGGTAGAATATATATTTTAAACGTCGATACGGCAAACGAACACGTTGCATGGCTAGATCAAGTCACCATGTCAAATCTGTGCACAGAAATTATTCACCCTTATATTCCTTTAAAAGATTTTCATGATCAGGAAGCGGAAATAGGAATGTGTATTTTATCAGCAGTGAATATGTTAGAAATTAAGAATTGGAATGAATTAGAAAAGGTGTGTGAGTTAATAGTTAGATTTTTAGATGAAATTATAGATGTACAAGATTATTTTAATAAAGCTGCAGAAAATTTTGCTAAGCACCGACGTAGCCTAGGCATAGGTATTACAAACTTGGCTGCGTTTTTAGCTAAAAACGACGTAAAATACACTTCTAGTAAAGCTCTTCCAATAATTGATGAATGGATGGAGCATTTTCAATACTATCTTTTAAAAGCTAGTTTGACTCTTGCAAAAGAAAAAGGTAAATGTGAAAAATTTGATCGAACAAAGTATTCTAAGGGCATACTACCTATAGATACTTTTAAGAAAAACACTACAGAGATTGTTAAGAGAAAACTATCACTAGATTGGGGTACATTAAGAGAGGAAATTAAAAAACACGGCTTAAGACACAGCACAGTTTCAGCCATAATGCCTTGTGAATCTAGTTCCGTTATTCAAAATTCTACTAATGGGGTAGAGCCTATTCGCTCACTCATTACCTACAAAATGTCTAAGATGGGTAAATTGCCTGTACTGGTTCCAGGCATAGGGAAATATGATCAAAATTATGAGTTAGCTTTTAGTCTACCAGATAATACAGGTCTTATTAATCTTAACGCCGTAATGCAAAAATATATAGACATGGCTATTTCTACTAACATATACTATAATTACAGTCATTATGATGGCCACACTTTACCAGATGCTAAAGTAATGAAAGAAATTATGTATGCATATAGCATGGGTTTGATTAGTTTGTATTATAACAATACAGATGATGGTGATAAGGAGCAGTTAATTACAAAAGAAGACTCTTGTTCTAGTGGGGCATGTAAACTATGAAATCTGTATTAAATTTAAAAAACATCGATCACACTAAGCAGCCTTTATTTTTTGGGGAAGACTTAAATTTACAACGTTATGATAGATTTAAGTATCCGGTATTTTTTGAGTTATTCAAAAGACAAGAAGAATTTTTTTGGTGGCCTCATGAAATTTCCCTGCAAAAAGATAGAGCTGATTATAAAGATCTAACACCGGAAGAAAGATTTGTGTTTGATACAAATTTAAAGTTTCAAACATTAGGTGATAGTATGCTATCTAGATCTATACACTCGTTAAAAGACTATGTTTCTAGCCCGGAACTAGAAATATGTATGAACACCTGGCAAAGGTTTGAAGGGATCCATAGCTACAGCTATAGCTATCTTCTCAACAACGTACATCCAGATGCATCTAAATTTTTTGATAGTATAATGGATGATAAAGAAATAGTAAGTAGAGCAGAACTAATTCGTAAAAATTACGATAAAATCTTAGGTGGGGAAGATAAAAAAGATGTTAAGGAAAAGATTTTTGACTGCATTCTAGCAGTCAATGTAATGGAAGGACTAGTGTTCTATGTTAGTTTTGCCTGTTCATTTTACTTTGGGTACAGAGGTAAAATGGAAGGAAATGCTAAAATTATTAAGTTTATTCAAAGAGATGAAGCTCAACACTTTGCTATAACTCAAAATCTTATTAAAATTCTTCGAGATGAAGACAAAGAAGGGTTTACATCAACCGTAAAAAAGAATGAAGATAAGATTTATGCTATATATGAACAAGCAACAAAAAATGAAATCGAATGGGCACAATATCTTTTTAGTAAAAGTTCATTATTAGGTTTAAATGCTGAGGTCTTAGGGTCATATGCAAAATGGCTTTGTGATAATAGACTACGGTCTCTCGGTTACAAAAAAGTCTTTAATCAAAAAGAAAATCCAATTGCAGGTTGGTTGGACAGTTATCTAGACAGCAGTAAAGTCCAAGTAGCCCCACAGGAGGCAGAAATAGGTGCATACAAAATTGCGGCGCGCGATACAACGATTACAGAAGACGTTTTCGACGACATTAAGTTGTAATCTTATAAATATTAAACAGATGATTCCTGTTTTTAATACAAAGAGGTTGGAGGCCAACCATTTATATCCTACTTTATTTGGGTTTTCTACTAGAAATAAAGTAGCTGCTAATCTTTTAAACTATGTTTACGGGGTTGTGATGGTGGTCGCAATGGCATTTGCATTCCATGCACTAAGTCTCATATTATCCGACTGGAATAAGATATTTGTTTTTCTTGCTAGTTTAGCTGTTGTAGGGTTGCCTTATTGTGTTAAGATTGTTTTGTTTGGTAACGAAAGATTTGAAGCAAAACACGCCTATCTGTGTTTGGCTATAAGCGTTTTGCCTGCTATTTTCGATTTTATAGGGTTTTATAGTGAAACAAGCATTAAGCAGACATTAACCCAGACAAAATTTGAAATTGTAGAGAAAATAAGTTACTTTAACACTGAAGCTCGTGAAAAATTAGAACAGGAGAAGATTTCTCTACTACAAAAAAGAGATAAAGAACTCGCTGATATTAAATCCAAGTCAGCTCAAAAATTAACACAACTTGAGGCTAGGTTGACCAACGCAAAGCAGACTTTTATAGATGAAACTGAAGGAGTTAAGGGGCAATATACAACTGGTAAAATCGGTAGCGGACCAAGAGCAAAGGAATATCAAGCAGAAATAAGAAAGACACAAGCTTCTAACGAACTAGAAGAAAGAAAAATTCTTCAGGAGCAAGAAATAGACGCAGAAACTATTAATAATAAGTATCAGGCCCTAATAGATCAGTGTGATGCCGGTTTAAAAGAGATAGATACATTAGTTTCTAGTGATAATAAAGCAAAAGGACTTCTATATCAAGTCAATAATGTAACTAACTTTTCAGATTTATCTAAAGTTACAATTACAGTTAATAATAGTATATCTAATATAAGCTCTAAGATGGGTCTTGAGCCTAAGTTTGTCTCTTATTCTACAGATGATGTAATACAGCTTTCATTTAGTGCTTTATTGCGTGGTGATATTACTGCATTAGTTTGCTTTTTGCTAGCAGTTCTCTTAGAAATGGTTGACATAGTTATTGTTTTTATGATAAGAGGTACTCGTAAATCTGAAATAGTTGAAATAAAAGAAGAAGAAAAGAACAAAATATTTTTTAAAAAATATGATTCTGAAATAAAATCAGAAAAAAATCCTCAAGCAATAGAGCAAATATTTCACCCCTACCAAAATTATACAAAACATTAATTTTTGGGCCGTCTAGAACTAAGTACTATTGAAGGCGTATTCAAATAGGGGTGGGAGGTGGGCTCGATAGCAATATCGGGACTATTTGAATAAATAATATGTGAGTAGCGGTACTGCTGTTCCGGAGTTATCAACTACCAGGCTGTATAGGCATTTTATGTTAATGCGTGATGAAATCTTAAAGCATAAATGGTATGAAAGTGAAAGATCTGGTTTTGATGTTGGGTTTGAATATGCTTTACTTGATTGGAATGTTAAATTTAAGCAAGCGTGGGATAAAACTAAGGACCCTTCTTAGCGTTATCTTGTGGTGCTGCAACATTTCTCTCTACACCGTTACTGCTTTTAGCGGCGTCTCTCAAATCACTATTACTTTTAACCAGTTTTAATGGTAAATTGCGGAAATGATGACTATGTGGCACCAGCCTTACACAATCGTCTTCTCCCCACGCACCGAGTGTATTATTATTCATCACTGGAACCCAACTAGGCGTACCTGGGCCTTGAGCTATTAGAACCCATCCTATTCTTTTATTCACCCCCGTATTAGTAGTGCCAAATACAGTAGTATCTTCAGTTTCTTGTATCTCTACAGGGGCAGTTACATGATTTAGCGTTAATTCTCCCTCAATATGTGCACCTCCACCTACTACTAAGTTACGACTAACACCAAGACTACTATCAATCAACACTTGCTTCATTTGTCTTTGCTTGAGAGCAATAATATCAGCAGTAATTGTAAGTCTCTTACCACCATCTATATTGACCTCGTTACCACTGGCAATATTAATTTGTTCTCCAGACATATTAACAATAGTACCACCTATTTGAACTGGACCAAACGATTTCATGCTTATACCTCCTGCCCCTACCTGAAGGGTATACCTGTTACATACATTAAGGGTGTAATTGCCCCCCGGTAAATCATCGACATGAACATATTCTATTAAAGGACTAGCTTCTTGATTCTCGAAAACACCATCAGTTCCTACTGAAACACCAGCATTGTATATTTTACCCTGACTATCAACACGTATACTACCAAAATCATTCATCACCAGTCCGATTGTTTCGATTTTATGCTTAGTAACGTCTACTATTTCATGCCCGCCCAAGCCTAAGCTAGCCTCTGCTTTACTTAAATTGACAATTTTAGAGCTAATTAAAGATTTTAACTGTTGTTTTGCTGGGTCAGGTGTCCAGTTACCTCCCATCGAGCTCTTACTTTGACCAGTTCCACCGCAGCTGGGGCATTGATAGGTAGGCGGGAATGCAAGATTCTGAGGACTACCAGGGGGCTGCACCCCCTTATTGTTAACATTAATGTAATCTGCTACTTCATCCTTAGTACTATCTACTGTAGAGGTAGCAACCGAAGTAAATGGACTATTTTTTAATGTATCATACTTTCTCCCACCATTACAAACAGGACATGGTCCATAGCTTCCAGCTTGAGACTGCTCAACACTATTAAAAAACTGCTTTTCCTTTACTCTTTGCGTTTCAAATCTTTGTTTTATATCAGCAATATCTTGCATCAAATCTTTCCATCTTTGTACAGCGCTTGCATCTAAACTACCTATTTTTCTATACAAATCCCCTCTAACAGTACTATCATTATCACCATCTACATAATAATTGTCTGTACCACGAACAGTTTCAAACTTATCACCTAAAATTAAGTGTTGTTCATTGGATGTAGCAAGATATATACTCGATGGATTTGTTAAACTAATAAAACTTCCACTATAATGGGTAATATTTACAGCTTCCCTGTTATCTGTATTTACAAATTCTATTGTACCGCCTTTTTGATTGATCAAATATTTGTTTCTATATGTTTCCACATTATGATCTGTGTTTGATGTATTTGGTTTCTTGTTTTCATAAGAATCGGGGTAATCTGATAACTCATAAACATTCTGCCATTCTTGTGCACCATGGCTTGCAGCAAAGTAAACAGGATACATAGGATTACCGTCAATAAAAAATACCCATAAATGAGAACCTACCGAAGGAATAGCAAAAGAACCTTTTGCTTTATTTGAATAAGAGGAAGGCCGATAATTGTTACCATATATATTAGCTTTATTGGTACCAGAAGAACCTGGGCTTACAAACGCATCTTTAAGTGAGAAATTATACTTTTCATATATATTGGCCGGCTTTTCTCCTGTCCCGTCTTTATTTTGACTAAATTCTGTTGTTTTGAAATCTTTTACCGGTGTAGAGCTCTTATAATCACTGCTATCACTAATAGTTGCGCTTCTATTAAAACTGTTATAACGACCAGAAGAGTCCTCCCCCACTAAAGGCGAAGCACACTCCGCCCATGGTAAGATATCCTTTAACTCATCCACAATATCAGTAAGATTGCTCTCTATATTAGAACCAAGAAATTTAAATTTTTTATCTGTTAATGTTTTACCCCAATTGTTATATACCCCCGGAGAAATACTGGGTATGTAGACCTTAACCCTGCCGCTTTTTGCAGGATCATTGTTAGCAACTACTATGCCGAGGTAATTACCGTAAAATTTACCTTCAGCCTTCATGCTATACCGTAGGTTGGGGGAGAATTTTTAGCATATCTATAATTACTTGTAGGAGGAAACACCTTTACACTTATATACTCAGGTGTAGAATTGGCAAATGCTATTGCATCTTCTTTTTTAAAAAAGAATACATCGACTACAGGTGTTTTACCTCCACTTGCAGTTCTTGCTTTAACTGCACCTCCTGTGTCCGTGGCAAATCTAACACCAATATCGGGGAATTGTATTCTACTTAAGTAAGGAATAATAGCCGGGTCAACCGCAGCGCTTATACCTTGTTGAAGCTGTCGACCAGTAGAACTCCGTAGAGCTGCAGAATCTGAATCTGTACCGGACCCATACGCCCAATATACTGTTCTTCTAACATATAGATCAAATCCATTTTTATTATCACCGCTATACTGGGGTGAACTTATTTGTTGTAGATTTTGTTGTGCAGAGTTATTGAAATCATTATTTTGAACTTCTGAAAGTGTCATTTCTTTAGAATTATTCTTAAGATTATCTAATGCAGTAGTTACAGTCTCTTGTTTTTTTGCGTTAAAAATATCTGGGTTACTTAAATCTCTAATACCTTTGGGTGTAAAACTAGGGTATGAGGATTGTACTGATTGGTTAAGATTTCCCAACTGAAAAGCTTGATCATTACCCTTGAGTGTACCGATAGTTTGCATTGAAATTCCTTTTGAGTAGCTTTCTAGAGTTTTAGTAAGTTGTGAATTTGCACTTTCTAGCTGACTTATAGCAATAGAGTTCTGTACATTAATTGAGTTTTGGCCTTGAACTGAATTCAAGTAAGAAGTGGCAGATGAATCTAAAGTAGGCCTGATTGCAGTAGCATTTTGTTGAAAAACATTTTCCATATTAGTCTGATTAATAGATTGAGGTTGATCATCAGAGTAGGTGATAAAATTATCAGGCAAGTAAGAGGCTAGTGTGTTATCAAACCCATCAAAAGAAGGAATTGAGGTGGATACAGTATTTTTATCCTGTATCTTGGCTAAAAGATCTGATATTGTGTCTGGTGATGAATAAAACACAAAATTATTTAATTGATTATACTGTTTAACAAGTTATATTATATAGAATGAAAGTTTCTCATGAGACCCCTATTTCACTGTTAGATTATTCTAGAGATTACAATGATTTTGACTATTGTTTAGTACATTTATTAGATAAACACCCTGATTACAAGGAGTTTTATAAGACAGCAAGACCTATTTACAATCGAGAAGTACTTCTAGACAATTCTATATTTGAATTAGGCAAAGCATTTGACGCAGAGGCTTTCTATAAAGCAGCTTTAGAACTAGAACCTAATATGTTCATAGTTCCAGATGAACTGGAAGATATGACCGGTACGATACAAAGCTTTAAAAGCTTTACAAACAAAATGCAAGATTTAAAAAACACCTTTCTAACCAAGGCCATTGGTGCTGTGCAGGGTAAAAACTGGCAAGAGTTAACCGAGTGTTATAAGTTTATATCTGATAACGCAGATATGGTTGCAATAAGTTTTGATTTTAGTTATTACCAGGTAACAGGTCGCGGTTGGCACCATTTAGAGCGTTGGTGTTCGGGTCGTCAGCGCTTTATTCAAGATTTAATAAATAATGGTCTATGGAGGTGGGATAAGCCTCATCATTTGTTGGGATGCTCACTAGCAAAAGAATTTCGTTACTATGTCGATAGAGGTATTCACAATATTGTGTCTTGTGATACTAGCAATCCAATTGTTGCCGCTATTCATGAAATAAAGTATGATGCGGATTATGGGCTAGACACTAAACCTTCTACTAAGCTTGCAGATCTGATTAGTCATGAATTTACACCTGAACAATTAGAGATGGTTAAGTACAATACTACAATGTTTAAGAAAATTATTCGTAGATGAGACCCTGGGTAGCATTTTTCTCTCAAACAGGAACAGAGATTCATAATTTAAGCAATGAAATAGGGGTGTATCCTGATGCTATCATTACAAATAATCCTACTATATCTAAGATTAATTCTGCTTTAAGATATGTAACAGAGTTTAGAACCAATAAACTAAATCGAGAAATATTGCACACACTTACTTCTAAGCCAACAGTAGAAGAATATGAAAATATTTTAAGTAAATTTAAGAACCCTATACTAACTTTACACGGTTATTTAAGAATTATACCAAAACAAATTTGTGAAAAGTATGAAACTTACAATCTACACCCGGGATTAATAGACAAATATCCAGAGTTGAAAGGGTTTAACCCTCAAGAGCGTGCCTACAGGGATAACTACAAGCTAGCCGGTTGTGTTATTCACAAAGTAACACCAGAAGTTGATGAAGGAGAGATTTTAATGAGCCAAGGCATTAGTATAGAGGGGTTAACTCTTAATGAGGTCTATGAAAAATTACACGATACGGCTTTTGATCTGTGGAAAAGTTTTTTTTCCGCTTATAATGTTTTAAAGGGCTAATATGGACGTTTCTTTACATTATAAAAATGTTTTTTTAAAGCCTAATTTCAATTCTGTTAAGTCGAGAAAAGAAATTGACACACATGTACAGTTTTGTGATCGGGTTTTCAGGTTACCTGTTATACCCGCTAACATGAAATGTTGTGTAGACTATGAAACTTGTCAGATGTTAGATAAAAACAACTACTTTTATATAATGCATAGATTTGATATAGACATTTTAAACTTTGTTAAGTATGCAAATTTGCAGAACTTTCATAATGTTTCAATTAGTATCGGTATACAGGATAAAGATAGGCACATTATTAACGAATTATCACATATTTCTCAGCTTGGTAGGTTAGATTTCATAACTATTGACGTTGCCCACGGTCATCACTCTAAGGTTTGTGGTCAAATTAAGTTTATTAAAGATAGACTCCCAGCAGTTAGAGTAATTGCGGGTAATGTAGCATCGTATAAGGGGGTAGAATATTTAAGAGACTCTGGAGCAGACGCCGTAAAGGTAGGTATTGGTGGTGGTTATGCGTGTACTACTAAGGATAAAACAGGATTTACCCATCCTATGTTTAGTTGTATAATGGAATGTGCCCAAGACAACAATTTACCTGTTATCGCCGATGGTGGTATACGCAATAACGGTGATATTTCTAAAGCTATTGTTGCAGGAGCTACAATGGTAATGTGTGGTTCTATATTTGCTGCATGTTCAGATAGCCCAGCCCCAATAGTTAAGGATTCCTCCGGGCATAGATACAAACAATACTACGGCTCAGCAAGTATTCACAATAAAATTGAAAAAAGAAATATTGAAGGTACAATGAAGCTTATGGAAGCTGATACAACAACCTATTTAGAGAAGCTAGAGGAAATTGAACAAGATTTACAGAGTGCAATAAGCTACGCAGGTGGTTGCAATCTTAAAGCTCTTAACCTACATAATGTATCTTACGGGGTAAGAATGTAATGGGAGAAGATTATATTAAAATTGTAGAGTCCACGTATCCAGAGACGTGTGAAGAGTTTAAAAAAATACAGAAAGAGCAATATGAAGTTTTTTGTAAGAAGCAGTTTGATTATGGGCCCCACAATATTAGTCTTGGCTCAGATCTTCACAAAAAAGAAGACATAATAGCGTCTATATCAGCAATTGTAGTAAGGTTAAACGACAAAATTCAACGGCTTATTAATATGGTTTTAAGAAAAAAAACATTTGAAGCGGCAAATGAGCCAATTTTTGATGCTTTTAGCGATACCTCTGTATATTGTATTATTGCAGAAATAGTTAAAAGAAAAAAGTGGTGTAAGTAGTAGTTGTAGTTATAATAGAGTAAGTGAATATTACTTTTACTGGGCCGCAGTGTTCGGGTAAGACTACTTTGCTCAAGCAAATGAAGCAGACTAGAGGTATTATGGATCAGTTTTTTTATATTGAAGAAGTTACTAGATTAGTAAAGAGGGAGTTTAATGTTAGGATAAATGAAGAAGGTGCAAACGATATAACTCAATTGTTAATTTTAAATAAGGAACTAGAGAATTTATTTAAATACGATTATGAACTTTGGCCGGGATGTAAAGGTAATGTACATGATAGATGCCTACTAGATGGTTTGGTATTTACAGAATATTTTTATGATAAAAAACTTGTAAGTCAGCAAATCTGGTCACAAGCGTTAAACTATTGGAATCGTTTTTATCATAAATACGATATTATATTTTATCCCGATCCCCATGAAATAAAATTAGTCGATGACGGTGAGAGAAGTGTTGACGTAGATTTTAGAAATAATATTATAGACAAGTATGAGAATTACTATCTAGATCAATTTCAATGGAAAGATAAAGTTGTAAGACTGAAAGGAACAGTAGAAGAGAGAATAGGGATGATTAAAAGTATTATAGATTTTTATACAAAGTAGTATAAAATATATTCAATGAGCAATACCATTTTAGATAATAGCAATATTTCAAAGCATCTCGGTAAAATAACCGGTTATAAATCAACATATGACCCGACGTTGTTGGTAAGAGAGCCTAGAATTAACAATAGAAAGCATTTAGGAATTACAGATGAGGATGTTCCGTTTGGTGGTTATGATATTTGGAATGCTTATGAAGTTTCCTGCTTAACAAAAGAGGGTATGCCTATTGCTGCTATAGCTAAGATTGTTTACCCGGCTAAAAACAAATACATCGTAGAGTCAAAGTCGATAAAGCTGTATATGAATTCGTTTAATATGCAAAAGTTTGAAGGAAATATTATTTCTATTTTAATGCAACTTCAAGATACGATTGCATCTGATCTTTCTAAGCTTTTAGAAACTGACGTCAAGGTATATGTAAGATCTACCAAATCAGTAGATGATGGTTTGTATTATCCACCGGTCTTTTCAAATAAAGACTACCCGACGTTAGAGAATTTTATTGATGTAACTACTATTAAAGCGCCTTTTTACACAGAAAATCCCGATATTTTGAGTGCTGAAAAAATTAATGAATCTAAAGTACAAAGATTCCACTCCGCATTATTAAAAAGTAATTGCAGAGTTACTTCTCAACCTGATTGGGGAGATGTTTACATTCACTACAAGGGTAAATATGAAATTAATCCAACTTCTCTTTTACAATATATTGTTTCTTTTAGAGATGAATGTCATTTTCACGAAGAGATTTGTGAAACTATTTATATGAGAATTTTTCGAAAGTTTTTTCCCGAAGAGCTAGTTGTTAGCTGTTTATATGTAAGACGTGGTGGTATTGATATCAATCCAACAAGGTCGAGTAATCATAGTCTTTTAGACAAATCGTTAATTGACGAGTTTAAATATTTTACAAAAACGGTCAGACAGTAACTTAAGACAGCTTTAACAAATAACTAGTCTGATTCAATACCCCAAGCATTTCATCTCGTATGTTTAATAAGTCCGTGTCCTTTTCAGGGTTTAATCTTTGAGATATTTCCGATAAAAAGAGCTTGTACGTATCTAGCGCATCACAAACACTAACACTTTTTATGTCAAAGAGTTCTATATTCATTTCCCCATTGGCTAACTCTACACTATCCCTACCCAGTGCCGTTTCAACAAAAGTATCAATTAATTCATCTAAAGATTCATAAGCTTTGCCTAAAGCTTTATGTGCACTGTAACTTTTTGTCTGCCAATGAAAAACCCTTAGTTGATTTTGCATTTGAAGCAAATCTTTAACAACTGACTGCATATTGTTATTTATTTAGTTTATATTAAATAATCTATGTCTCAACAAGATCTATTAGCAAATTTTCTAGGTGATTTAGCAGATAAAATTAAGACCGCTAAAGAACATAAAAGCATTATGGAAGCAGTATATGCATCTGCTTCTGCTACCGGTCCAGTTTTTCTGTAAACTCTGATACCAAGTGGACTTTAAATAGCTTCTCAGAGAGTTAATATTGATACTTTTTAAAAATTCACTAAATAACGTGTGAGTTTACAATCTGTTACACTAAACAACAAAATACCGTTTACATTAGTCATTTCTAATGATTCGGAAAATATTTTGTATTGTACTAATATAAATGAACATCTTTTCAATGTTGCTATATTTGATACCAAACACAAACCGTTAATATTAGAATATAATGAAGAAAATAGCGAAAAATATGTCAATATTGATGTAAAAATTGGCAATAAACTCTATAAAAAGTCTATCTTTCGTGTTGTATTGACTGATAATTCTAAATTAGAATCAATCTTTAATCCCTCTTATGTAAAACCGGTAATTGTTAAGGAAAAACCAAAAATACAGATTGTAGAGGAAGTAGAAGAACCTATTAAAGAGGTAATTGTTCCTTCTACCCCAGTAATTGAACAAGAACCAATGAAATTATATCAACCTTTACAGAAGGGTAGTATATATGAGGTTGCTGTCAATACGACAGTCCCGATGACCTTAATTGAAAGCGGGGAAGCTGAGAATATTTTCTTTTGTAGTTCGTTTACCGATCAACTGTTTAATATTGGCATATTTAAAACCCAGGATGCCGAACTTATTTGTGAATATTTTGAAAAAAATAGGGAAAAATTTGTATTTGTAGATCTTTTATTTGAAAATGGAGATTTATATACCAAGGTAAAATTTAAAATTATTGTAGTAGAAGATCAGGAGACTCCTATTTCCATGTTTAATTTAAAAACATTGGATCCAAATTCAAAATCGTACGTGGAATTTACAGGTCCCAAGGAAAGACCGCCCCAGCTGGTAGAAGATATTAAAGTACCTGAACTGGTTATTACCGAAGATAAAGAACTTGTACAACAAAAACAGGAGTATACCAAGGCTATTGAGAAGGCTCGTAATCTAGAATTACAACTAGAAGAACAAAATAAGATATTACTGGAAAAACAAAAAGAAATTCAGAAAAAAGCAGTTGTTGTAGAGGCCGCAGATGAGGTAGAAAAATTAATCTGGGAAAATATACAAACAAAACTTAATTCATTTAAGAAAGAGTTTGCTGATGAATTTAAAAAAGACTCCAGAAAAAATTTAGATGAGTATGTTATTGAAAAACTAAAGAAAGATCTGGAGACCACCCATGAAATAGATACCAAACTTAGAGAAATAGTGGAACAAAATGAAAGCACGGCAAAAGTTAAAGACGGTATTAAGAAATATGTAGACAGGGCAGTGGAAGCTGCATTAAGAGAGGCGAAAAAATATGCAGTTAACATGGGTGGGGGCGGTGGAGGCTCTGTAGCAGTACAATACGCCGAAGGCGGTGTAATGGATGGTCATCTCACAGTAAATGGGTTAACAGTAAAAGGCGAAGTAGAGTTTTGTGGGGATGTTTTACCGTGTGAAACTGATGTTCATAGCTTAGGATCACCAACCAAGAGATGGAAAGACTTATATGTAAGCGATAGTTCAATCTATCTAGGCAGTGTCACACTTTCTGCAGTAGGAAATACATTTGTAGTACCAGAAAATACACTTATTATTGGAGATACTATAAATGATGGTGATTTAAATGTTTCCACTAGTATACTTTCAGCCGGGGTAGATCTTCTAGATATATTTGCACAGACTTCAGCAGGTGTTCAGTCATTAATTTGGGACCCAGTGCCCTACAATTTATCGATAACAAGTGGTAACACGGTATCGTTATTGTCCATTAAAAATGACATTCAACAATATACAGGGGATAATTTTCTTTCATTATCTGGTGGTAGTATTACTGGAAGTTTAAATATATTTCAAGATTTAACGGTAAATGGTAATTTAACCGCCCTGGGTAATTCTTATTTTGTAGATACTATTTTTACTACAACGAGTGCGTTGTCTGTTATTAATGTCGGTAAGGGTCCAGCCTTATATGTTTATCAGGCAAAGGGCCCTTATGATATTGCAAGCTTTTTTGACGGTGATGGTGTAGAAGTATTGCATGTTGGGAATGCAGAGCCTGATGGACGCGGTAGTATTGGTATTAATACCAGTTACCCCACAGCCGAGCTTACTGTAAATGGTGCAATAAGTTCTAATCAACTTATTACCGCTCCCGGTGGTAATAGTAATTTATGGAATAGTGTTTATAATTCAGTTACTCCAAACTCTGCGAATTGGGATTCAGTTTACTCCAGTGTTAATACAACAAGCGCAGAGTGGGATTCGGTTTATAATTCATGGAATACGTTAAGTGGGATTTATGTCACTACTCATTATCTTTCTACCAACAATGTATTGTTAAGCGCAGCTACAGTTATCGACGATATTAATGTTGGAGGTACCGGTTACTTTAATCATGTGGCAGCTGCCTCCAAGTCATTCTATATTCCACATCCTTCCAAGCAAGGTTTACACTTACAATATGGATCATTGGAGTCACCTTACCATGGGGTAAGATTAACCGGTAAAGCCACTATTAAAACACAATGTGCAATTAAATTACCGGATTATATCAAAGATTTAGTACATAAATCCGATACAAATGTACAGTTGACCAATATAAACCATACAAAACCTTTGTATGTGTCCGAAATTAATACAGAGGAAAACTACTTTATAGTGAAGAGAAACCATGGGTTATTCGATAAGAATAAAGAATTTAGCTTTTATTGGTCTTTTACCGCTATTAGAAAAGATATACCCGCTTTGCAAATAGAAATATAGAATAAATAGCATCAAATTGCCGTAAAAATAATAAATATTACGTGGCTGACCGTAATGTATTAATATCTCCGGGTGAAGGTTATATATTTTTCGATAGGAGCAATACTGGCTCTTCGACAAAATATGCAGGGGTTTCTGCCGATCTTAGCGTACAAATCCAATATAATGATCTTGGTGGGTTAGAGTTTAGTACACCTGCTACTAACAATTCAACAGTTTCTATAAGTGGTGGAAATATCGTAGCTAATAGAAATATTACCGGGTTTACCATTTTTGAGAATCACTTAAATACAAATAGTGATGACTGGGCATCAGTTTATTCTTCAGTTCAAACAAATTCATCTGATTGGAATGGAGGCGGAAGCCTTTATACAGTAGTTACAGAAAATAGTGCAAACTGGAACAGCGTTTATACTTCTGTAAGTGAAACTAGTGCTGACTGGGATTCAACTTACACATCGGTCTCCGAAACATCGGCTGACTGGGATAGTACATATACATCGGTTTCAGAGACAAGCGCTGATTGGGATTCAACGTATACATCGGTCTCCGAAACATCAGCTGACTGGGATAGTACATATACATCGGTATCTGAAACATCGGCTGATTGGGATAGTACTTACACTTCAGTTTCAGAGACGAGTGCTGACTGGGATTCAACTTATACCTCCGTTAGTGAAACATCAGCTGACTGGGACAGTACATATACTTCTGTTTCAGAAACATCGGCTGACTGGGATTCAACTTATACCTCCGTTAGTGAAACCAGTGCTGATTGGGATATTACATATACTTCTGTAAGCGAAACATCAGCTGACTGGGATAGTACGTATACTTCTGTTTCAGAAACATCGGCTGACTGGGATAGTACGTATACTTCTGTTTCAGAAACATCTGCTGATTGGGATAGTACCTATACATCGGTATCTGAAACATCAGCTGATTGGGATTCGACTTATACTTCCGTAAGCTTAAATAGCGCCGATTGGGATAGTACATATACTTCTGTTTCAGAAACATCAGCTGATTGGGATTCGACTTATACTTCCGTAAGCTTAAATAGCGCCGATTGGGATAGTACATATACTTCTGTTTCAGAAACATCTGCTGATTGGGATAGTACATATAGTTCAGTTAGCCTAGTAAGTGCCGATTGGGACAGTTCAATTTACGACATTTATGGTACAACACACCAAATAACCGTTGTAACAGCAGGTACAAATAACAGAGATAATAGCGTTACTTTAAGTTTCCCGACAAGTGTATTTTTCCCAGGTAGTGTTAGTATAGCAGGTAACCTAACAATCTCTGGATCTGCCGCACAAATAGATGTAGATCACTTAGTAGTTAAAGATAATATAATTTATTTTGCAGAAGATAACCCAGCAAATGTTTTAGATATCGGATGGGTTGGCGCATTTACAGAAATTGGCGATGATGCTGGGTACCAACATACAGGTTTGATTAGAAGAGCAGGCCAAGGCCGCCCTGGTACATGGACATTATTCTCTGGGCTTACAACAGAACCTGCATCTGCTGCAAATATTAATTGGGATGATTATTATTTTACAATAGACACTCTAAGAGCTAACCTATCTGGTACAGTGTTAGTACCTGGTGGCGGGTCTTCATTTGACTGGGATAGTGTATATGCTAATGTTCAAGCAAATTCAGCTGGTTGGAGCGGAGGAGGAAGCCTTTATACAGTAGTTACAGAAAATAGTGCAAACTGGAACAGCGTTTATACATCAGTAAGTGAGACTAGCGCTGACTGGGATTCAACTTACACATCGGTCTCCGAAACATCGGCTGACTGGGATAGTACCTATACATCGGTTTCACAAACATCTGCTGATTGGGATAGTACCTATACTTCTGTAAGTGAGACTTCAGCTGATTGGGATAGTACCTATACATCAGTAAGTGAAACATCAGCTGACTGGGATTCAACTTATACTTCCGTTAGCGAGACCAGCGCCGATTGGGATAGCACATACACATCTGTAAGCGAAACATCGGCTGATTGGGATTCAACCTACACTTCTGTTAGTGAAACCAGTGCTGATTGGGATAGCACTTACACCTCAGTAAGTGAGACCAGTGCTGACTGGGATTCAACCTATACATCAGTAAGTGAGACCAGCGCCGATTGGGATTCGACTTATACTTCTGTAAGCTTAAATAGCGCCGATTGGGACAGTACATACACATCAGTAAGTGAGACCAGCGCCGATTGGGATTCGACTTATACTTCTGTAAGCTTAAATAGCGCCGATTGGGACAGTACATACACATCAGTAAGCGAAACATCAGCTGACTGGGATTCAACCTATACATCAGTTTCACAAACATCTGCCGATTGGGATAGTGTCTATACATCGATGTCACTTAATAGTAGTTATTGGCTCGATATATCTGAAGCTAGTACAGAATTCTTAAAGGTATCTGGTGGTACTATTATAGAGGTTGGTGGTGAAGGTGGCTCGTTAGTCATAACAAATGATTTGACTGTCGATCCAACTAATCATGTATTGTTTGTTGATAAGTCACTTCAAAGAGTAGGTATACTAAATTCAACACCTGATCGCGCTCTACACGTTAATGGAGATATCGAAGGATCTATTGGTTACTTTACACATATTGCAGCCGGCACAAAGTCATTCTATATCAAACACCCTATTGATAGCAACAAACATCTACAATACGGATCATTGGAGTCTCCTTATCACGGTATAAGACTGACTGGTGAAGCAGAAATTACTGGCTCTACTGCAAAAATCGTTCTACCTTCTTATGTCTATGCTTTAGTACATGATAGTAATCTCAATGTTCAATTGACGAACTTCAAACACAAAAAACAACTCTGGGTGGACGATATCGTAATAGATACTAATACAAAAGAAAGTTACTTTGTAGTTAAGACCTCTAAAGATCTGTTTAGCAATAAAGCTTATAAGTTCTTCTGGTCCTTCACTGCCATTCGAAAGGATATTCCACCCCTAGTAGTAGAGGTGTAATGAGTGCGGGCTTTAATCCAAGGCTTATTACTAGTGGGTTAGAATTTTGTATAGACCCTACAAACCCAAAGTCATATATTTCTGGAAATATAGTAAAAGATTTATCTAGAAATAAAAAAAATTGTGAGTTAATAGGCGATTATCATCTAGATACAGTAGACGGTGTTAGATGTGTTATAACAAAGTCTAATCAAAGCAGAGGTTCGGGCATAATACAACCAAACAGTATAAAACTACATACCATCTCAATATGGTGCAAAGCCTTGGATGGTCAAAACGGTATTAATCCAACATTTATTGATACTAGACCTTCTGTGGTTAACGGTTTTATATTTTCTGGTAATTTCGGCAGAGGGTGGGATAATACTTCTTCTTATTATAACGGTATTTTTGTAGGAGATACTAGAATTCTATCTTCAACTATATTGTTTGGAGTCAACGAATGGAAGAATATTACGCTAATAAGAAAAAACCCTTGTGTTTGTACTACTTTAAGATTTTATTTTGATTCAAACAATAAAAATAGTAGATCTTTTGCTTCTTCTTTAATTACCTGCTACAATCGCCCTCTTTCAGAAGATGAAGTGATTGATAATTTCTTAGCTTTTAAGGGAAGGTTTAATTTATAATATGGCAAACCCTACATTTAACACATTAATAGCGCCTAATTCTGGTTTAATTTCTTTTAGTAATGATCCAACTGGTAGTTCTAATTTGCCTTCGCTTTCTAGTTCTGCACGTATTGTTTATACAGCAGGCGGTGGACTAACAATTACCAGTAAAGTCTCTTCAATGGAGAAATTTGCCGTTGAAGGTAGACTGGGTACTCTTTTTACTGTAACAGATGCTGTTTCCGGTGCTTTATTTCAACTTAGAGATGTTACTGGTTTTCCTATAGTAGAGTTTTTAGATAATGGTGACCTTGTAACCATAGGCAGTATAACCGCGGTTGAGGGTAATAGCCAGGAATGGAGCAGCGCATATACTACCGTAAAAGCAAATAGTGCTTCTTGGGAGGAATCTGCAGAGATAATACCCACTGTAACAAATTATCTTTCCACTAACAATGTATTAATGTTATCTGCTACCATAATGGATTCATTAAGCGCAAGAGACTTGTTTTACATTAATCGCACTTTAATAAGAACCAATAATCAAACTAACGTCTTCATTGGCAATAGTACTACAGGAAATGATAATGCCGAAGGCAATCATAATTTTGCATTTGGGTTAAGTGCAGGCAATGCATTGACCATCGGCGGTAGCAACAATTTCTTGGGGTACCAAGCTGGCCGTTGCAACTGCACAGGCAATGACAACAATTTCTTTGGGAGAGAAGCTGGCCGTAGCAACACCACAGGCACTTTCAACAATTTCATTGGATATGGAGCTGGTTTTTGCAACATCACAGGCCGTTACAACAATTTCTTGGGATACCAAGCTGGCCGTTGCAACACCACAGGCCGTTTCAACAATTTCTTTGGTAGACTTGCAGGATTCACTAACACCATTGGCTCCAACAATACCATCATTGGCAATAATGCTAATGTGGCCACAAACAGCTTAAGTGGTGTTATAGTTTTGGGTACTGGGGCTATTGCCACTCAAACCAATCAAATCATACTTTCCAGTGCTGATATTTCCATAAGAACCTTAAGAGGTACTGCTGCGGGACCCAACGTCTTCATTGGCAATAATACCACCGGAAATGATAATGCCACAGGCAATCATAATTTTGCATTTGGATTGAGTGCAGGCAATGCATTAACGTCGGGGACCAGTAATGTATTTATTGGCAGTTGTGCAGGTAGAGTTAACACCACAGGCAATTTTAACAATTTCTTGGGAAATAATGCTGGCCGTTGCAACTGCACAGGCAGTTTCAACAATTTCTTGGGACCAAATGCTGGCTTTTGCAACACCACAGGCAGTGGCAACAATTTCTTGGGATTCCAGGCTGGCTATTGCAACTGCACAGGCAATGACAACAATTTCTTAGGATTTAATGCTGGCCGTAACAACACCACAGGCAGTTACAACAATTTCTTGGGACGTAATGCTGGTCGTCGCAACACCACTGGGTGCGCTAACCAAGTTTTAGGGAGCTTTGGACTTTATAACAACACCACTGGTTGTGGCAACATTGCTTTAGGACCGGTTGCTGGTTTCAATAATGAAACTGGTTGCTTCAATTTATTCTTAGGAGGAGCTACTGGTTTCTGTCATTTAAGTGGTAATAATAATATTTTTGTTGGTAATGCTGCAGGATTTAATGATAAAGTAGGTTTCAATAACACTATAATTGGGTTAAGTGCTGGCGTGGCCAGCGTGTCTGGTACAAACAACATTATAGTTGGCTCATTTGCCAATGTTAGCACTGGTACACTGTCTGGTGTTATAGTTTTGGGTACTGGTGCTGTTGCCACTCAATCTAATCAAATCATACTTTCCAGTGCTGATATTTCCATAAGAACTTTGAGAGGTACCAATGCCGGTCCCAACGTCTTCATTGGCAATAGTACTACAGGAAATGATAATGCCACAGGCAATCATAATTTTGCATTTGGATTGAGTGCAGGCAATGCATTGACCACCGGCGGTTATAACAATTTCTTAGGAAATAATGCTGGTCGTAACAACACCTCAGGCAGTTTCAACAATTTCATTGGGAGAGAAGCTGGCCGTTGCAACTGCACAGGCAGTAACAACAATTTCTTGGGATTAAATGCTGGCCGTTGCAACACCACAGGCAGTCGCAACAATTTCTTGGGATACAATGCTGGCCGTTGCAACACCACAGGCTGTAGCAACAATTTCTTAGGATTTAATGCTGGCCGTAACAACACCATAGGCAGTTGCAACAATTTCTTGGGACAAGAGGCTGGCTATGGCAACTGCACAGGCAGTAACAACAATTTCTTGGGATTAAATGCTGGCCTTTGCAACTGCACAGGCAATAGCAACAATTTCATTGGACCAAATGCTGGCCGTTTCAACTGCACAGGCAGTTTCAACAATTTCTTTGGATATAGTGCTGGCCGTTGCAACACCACAGGCGGTAACAACAATTTCTTGGGATATGGAGCTGGCCGTTTCAACTGCACAGGCGGTAACAACAATTTCTTTGGATTAGCTGCTGGTTATAACATAGGCAGGTATGGTGCAGCCAGCCGCAATGTATTCATAGGCCAAGAAGCTGGCAGAGGTGAATATGATTCTAGCTATACACCAACTAATGTTTTTGTTAACAATAACGTGGCCATTGGTTACCGGGCTGGATTCAAATTAAAAGCCCATACCTACAATACCAATTATCACTATGCCACCCAACACAACATATTCATTGGTGAAAAAGCCGGTTACAATAGCACCACCGATAATTCATATGGCGCCGCTATACACAATATATTTTTAGGAAAATTTTCTGGGTTTTACAACACCACAGGCAATAACAACAATTTCTTTGGGAGAGAAGCTGGCTTTTGCAACACCATAGGCAATCACAACAATTTCTTGGGATACCAAGCTGGCCGTTTTAACTGCACAGGCAGTCGCAACAATTTCTTTGGATTAAATGCTGGTCTTAGCAACACCACAGGCAGTTACAACAATTTCTTGGGACAAGAGGCTGGCTTTAGCAACTGCACAGGCAATCACAACAATTTCTTGGGATTCCAGGCTGGCTTTAGCAACTGCACAGGTTGTAACAACAATTTCTTGGGTAGACTTGCAGGATGCACTAACACCATTGGCTCCAACAATACCATCATTGGCAATAATGCTAATGTGGCCACAAACAGCTTAAGTGGGGTAGTAGTATTCGGTACTGGTGCTGTTGCCACTCAATCTAATCAATTAGTAATCGGTTCTTTGTCTACCCCGTTAACCGGTAACAGTATATTATATGGTAACTTAACTGTAACAGATTACTTAAGTGCATCTAGGTATGCCGATAGTACTAATTGGTCTGGTAATAGAGAGCTAAAAACAGTTAACTTTGATGCTGAACCATACCATCATTACCTTGTAGACACCACTTCTAGTGCAGTTATAGCAACATTACCTCTAAATCCGCAGATAGGCACAGTTATACACTTCTCAGATAGGCTTTTAACGTTAAATTCTGGGTGGAACACCAATAATCTAATATTAAATAGAAATAGCATGATGATTCAAGGTTTGGCCGAAGATTTAGTATGTGATAGGGCTGGAGTTACCTTCGCTCTCACGTATGTAGGCCATCCAATAGAGTGGAGAGTTGACTAATGAGTAATTTCTCTACATTGTTCTTTCCTGTATCAGTTACATTGACCAATTTTGAGTTTGATCAAAACTGGAATGATACATACAATTTAGTAAGATCGAGTAGCAGTAGTTGGAATAATGCATATACAAGTGTTAGTGCATTTAGTGGTACATCAATTACGGAAGGTATTACTGCTACCAATTTTACACAAACTACTAACTTTATACAGGTCTCTTCTAGAAACCTTAATACCCCTGGTACCTATAATATTCCATTACCATCTAATTTTAGATTTTTAAAGATTCAAGCATTCGGCGGAGGCGGAGGCGGCGGGTCAGGTAGAAGATCATTAGGTAGTACTGCATCTATTGGAGGAGGTGGAGGAGGCGGAGGAGGTTATATTGATATCACTTACCCTATATCTATTCTTGGTAGTCTTAACGCAACAGTTGTAGTAGGGACTGGCGGTTCTGGTGCAACCGGAGTCTCTTCTAGTGCAAATGGTAGTGATGGTTCATCCGGAGGTTCCTCTTCTGTAACAGTTAATGCTGTTACCATTGCATTTGCTGCAGGTGGTAATGCAGGTAGAGGCGGAGGTACAAGTTCAGATTCACAAGCTGGAGGTGCCGGTGGTGGCAATACTACAAATACTGCTGGTTTTCCTGGTACTGTAGGAGCTAGCTCAAATGGTATTGCAGGTTCTACTGGTTCATCCGGTGCCGATGATGCTTTTAATTCTGCTATTGGAGCTGCAGGAGGGGCAGGAGGAGGTGGAGTCACTACAGGTCCTGGGTTTGCAACTAGAAGTTCAGGCGGAGCAGGTGGTATAGGAGGTTTTGCTATAGCCGGAACTCATGTTTCTCGTGCCACAGGCGGTACAGGGTCAGGGGGAAATGCTAATAATGCTTCTGCAGTCTCGCAACCTTCCATGATGTTGTTAGGAGGTGGAGGTGGTGGTGGAGGAAGTGCATCTAATACTGCTATTAACGGGGGTAATGGGGGTACAGGTGCACAGCCTGGTGGAGGAGGTGGCGGTGGGGGAGCCTGTGGTACAGCATCAACTACTTTTTCAAGTGGTAACGGTGGTAACGGTGGTGATGGTTATGTTCGTTTATATTTCTTAAATTAATATAAAAAATACAAGCCCTGAGGCTTGCGCCTCAGAGCCTGCATGACTTTAAAGCTTTCGCTTAAAAATCTGCTACACTGGGGAGAATTTAACACCCGAGAGCAAGCATGACCCCGGGTCTGACCCGAAGGCACTAGACAATATCAACTATTTACTCTAGTACTAATAGTGATATTTCTACATACTTCTCTATGTAGCCACCTAGAAATAGGCCTATAGGCTTCTCCCTAGATGCAATTATATTTATATGAATATATTAAATATAAAGAGGTAAGGATGTACGGGCAATAGATGATACCGGTGAATTATTATATATTTAATATATTTAATTGTTCAAACTGAGTAATTATTTCAGAATTATTAAATAGATTTACCATCTTATAGTCTGCCGGACACTGATGACCTTGGGTAAGCAAAGGGTAAGGATCCAGATAACTTTCAATGTTATCTGAACAGGGTACATTTGCTTTGAGGTTGGAATGCAATTCATAACCATATACAACTGAACTATTACCAATCCAGAATACCAGGCTTTTCTTACCATAAGCTGCCATAGCATGTTGGACAAAGGAATCAATGCCAACAGCTCCTTTGCACTGAGACAACAACAACAATATCTCTCTTAAAGACAAATCAACTTGTTGTACATTTTCCAAGGCAATTTGACCAGGGTTCTTAATCTGTACAAAATTAAATTTTTCAGAATATTTGTTCACCAGTTCTTGAGCATACATAGGGGGCAAATCTCTAAACCAATTAAAATTAATATGGTTCTTCTTGTCTCCTATTCCACCATTAATTTGAATGGCAATTACCGGTTTGTTATTATTTACAGTATTAAAAATAACTTGACTGTTTTGCTTTTCAATATTATTAAAATAAAGTTCAGGACTATTCTTATCAAATTCTAAATCCAAACTGTTGCACCATGCTTGAGCCAGACTACATTTTCTGTTAATAACATCATTACTGTTGTATGGTTCATGTTTGAATACTAAACTATCTTTGTCATGAATAAAATCTTCATAAAAATATGGACACATCCCGGTTTTATACACCCGGTAAATATGGGGATTATGAAGAAAAACTTCTGGGTAAGGAGATACTACAATTAATTTTCTATCTGGAAATGTTTTCTTGATATTGCGGACCACATTTGTGGCCACAATATTCTTACCTATTCCGCCTTCAATATGAAATATACTATACATCATCTTTTTCTGGTGCAGGGAGGGAGTTAATCCTGTCTTTGGCACTAGAAACTGCAGTATTAAGAGTGGTTGTTTGCTCTTCAGTCAACACACTGGTATACTCTTCTTTCTCTAAGCACTGTTTAATATGATCTACGTTTGCTTGAAGAACCCTTCTACCAAGATTATCCTCTTTTTGCAAAGCTTGATTTATAGCATAAACACTGTCAAATAATACTTCTACTTTAGTTCTTTTACTCATAATAATATATACTATCTTTAATCAAAAATTAAAGTGGAAATTTGCAAACTGATCGTGTAAGTGACCTAATATTTCTTTACTATCATCTTTTACAGGCTTTATTTCTGGACGGATAGTATGAAGATCAGTAAACCCGTGTTCGGCATCATTTTCTTTTGTGTATTGTTGTATATTGTTAAAATTATGTTCATAATAATTTTTATCTAAAAATTTGTATATTCCTTGTATGATACGTTTGGGAGTTTGAGTCAATTCATCAAAATCTACAAAATAAAATTTATCCCGGTGCCCTCTCATGACCGCATCTCGGATGGTATTAAATGTACCGCCCACCAATCCCTCTTGACTGGTCCAGGTGTTAATACGACCTTCTAACGTGCCTAAATTTGGCCCCGTTTCCATAGGACTGTTGATGAGTTTAATTTCTTTACGGTATAGTTTTTCCAAAGAAGAAAGAATACAGGTAATTTTGCGGGTGGTGGTTAAAATTTTAATAGGATAACCAAAGGCATTCTCTATTAATTCAATCAAAGTACTCCACCCTCTGCTTTTATTAAATACTATAGGCCTGTCTGTATCAGAATGGTAACTCTGAAATAGATCTTTAATAATCTGTAACTGCTTTTCGGAAGTTTCCGATGCTTTAATAACCGGGTTTTGTTTCCAGAATTGATGAACACCCCGTACTAATTCACTTAACCCACTAGTGGGGGTAACATGAAAATCAGGGTTTTGTGCTAAAATATTGCAAAGCAACGTACTTCCTGAACGAGGCATGCCATTGATAAAATATATTTCTTTCACTATGATATATATACTAATTTGTAAAAACGCATAATCAACATTTATTTTTATGTTTAATATAATTATTGGAAATAAAAAAAAGAGGCCCTTTCGGGCCTCTTTTAAACCAGGACATACTGGAAATTTTTTTTCGTCTACCGAGATTCGGATTAGAAGTACACAGACTGTGTGCCAGGCGTGAACGCTGTTCCGAGACCGCTCAACAGAATGGTGTGGTAGTACAGGTTAGCGCCAAAGATGTTGTCAACAACACCGTAGCGGGTCAAGAGACCAACACGGGGGCTGAAGTCATTGGGGCCAATTGTACGTTGTACCATAACCGGGATGTATGGGCAGTAGATGATACCAGTGTCATAAAACTCTGGTCCCTTGTAGCCCAATAGGGCATACTCTACACGCGCATTACGTATTCCGCCCTCAAATTGGGCTTCTGTACGTGTATCACGGTATACGTTGAAACGACCACCTAGGTTACCAACCTTAGCTACGCCAACAGGTTGAGTGTTGACATTGCCTTGGACTGGTACCCATTGAAACTCGGGAAGCATCTCGAGGATTGCGCAAACGCGAGGTGTTGCAACGATAAAGTTGGCAGCACCACGACGATTACGAACAGCAATTCTGTTGGCCTCGATGATCAGCCTCTGATAGAAGTCGCGATTGCGCTCTACCAGCCAGCGACCATCCGCGGAAGCGGGGGACCAGACAGAGTAGCCTGTGCCATGACCGGCGTTCAGCGAAACCTGGATCATACGAACAATCATTTCACGGTCGATTTCGGCCTGTAGCTCATACGATTAAGCGTTTGTGAGCTCAGTATCGATATCGATACCGTTCATGTTCTTAAGATCCTGTTCGAGTTCTACCGACCAGCGAGCAGCAAGTCTACGGGTACCGGCTTCTACGGCTGTTTTCTCAAAGGAAACTTCGATCTGAGGGATTTTGCCCGTCAGCTCAAAGTTCTTGAGAACTTGTGCAACACCCTGATCGACTCCTTTGAAGTCAAAGAGGGAAGCAGCAAGTCCATCGCCGCCAGAAAGCTTAGCACTCGATGTACCCGTATAACGGGTATCGAGGTACTGGTAACCAAGTTCCTTGCCAGCAGCTTGAGCTTGAGGATTGGTGAGATCGGAATCAGCACCGTTACCGGTGAGAGTACCGTCAACACCGTCATTACCCAGTTGCTTGGCGAGATACTTGTAGCGTAGAGCAAAGGCTAGTCCTACTGGACCACCCATTGGCTGTACGCCTACAATTTCATTGGTGATTAGCTCGGGGAACGTTCTACGAATCATAGGGATGAGGATCTTAGGCAAGCGGGCATCGCCAGTTGCATACCAATCGCCTTGGGGGGAAGCGTTGCCAAAGGCACCACCTTGACCACCCAAACCAGCGGGGGAATATGCACCACCGAAAACCGAGCCTACACCACCGGCGACGTTACCCTCGTTGATGCACCAAGCTTCTTGGTTTTCCAAGAGCATGGCTGTGTTCAAACGAGTGTGATCATCACCAATGGGCTTGACGTTATCGGATGTGTAATCCAGAACTGGCTTCCACTTTTCCAATAGCGCCTTAGCGCGAGACTCATCAATATAAGCCGTTGTAGGTCTTATTGATTTCATAGTAATTTGTTCTCCTTTATATTCGACCTGTAGATAAATCTACAATATTAATCAGGCCTAAGCCTCAACCAAAATTAGTATTTGGAAAGTTCAGCAAGGTAAGGGTTCATCTGAGGTACTTCCCCAGCAGGTTGAACGCTCTCTTCTACAACAGGGCGATCAACTTGAGTTGCGGCGACCTCGCCAGCAGCCTCTTCCTTGATATTTTGAAGCCGTTCTTTTTCTGTTTTATCAAACAGACTAAGAGCATAGTCAATATTTTCGGTAATAAATTGAGAGGTTTTACCACTCATTACCTTATTGACGTAATCACGCTTACGAGAAGGCAGACCAGCTGTTTTCTTCTCTAGAGTCAACTCAGCTTCGCGGGCGGCTAATTGTGCCTTTGCAGCGGCTAGCTCTTTAATAACGGCTTCAAGCTTCTTAGAAGCTTCATTAATTTGATTCTTTCCGTCAACGACGGCTTCACGAATTGATTCTTTCGCAAGGGCAGCATCAACGCCCAAAATATTTCTAATTTGACCTAGAATCTCAAGTGCACGGGTATTTTTGACTGCATCCTTGATATCATTTGTAGGTACGGTTTCATCAAGATAAGCTTCTAGGTATGTGCTAATGTTGTTTACTGTTTCTTCCTTAAACTTAGCAGCTTCTTCTTTAATTACCTTAGCATACTTCTCAACAACGGACTTTAATTTTTCAGCATGATTGGAGTCAATAGCATCAACTACTTTTTGTAGCTTTAATGTATGATCGGCGTCAATAGCTTCTAAAAGATGCTCTAATTTCTTAGCATATTCTTCATCTTGCTCTGTAAGAGCTTTTGTAACATGAAGTTGAACTTTTTCGTCTACACTCTTGTGAAATGCTTGTTCAATTTCGTTTAAAACTTCCTCGGAGAGGAGGCTATTTGTTGCATCTTTAAGGGCTGTTTTGATGTTGCTCATATTAAAAAACCTTTATGCTCTTGTTAGCAGCAATTTTATGCTTAATTTTAGCTTCCATAATCTTCTTTAAATATTTATGGGCCTCAGCATAATTTTTTTCATTTAAACGCTTTAGAAACTTGACTATTTCAACACGCTCTTTCATGTCTATTAAGTATTTATTCTCTAGGAGTGTAAAATCCTTGTTTTTTTTGTCGACTTTACAGAATTTTACTAATTTTTGAAATAAAGTCTAGTACTTGCTCCTTCAAGTAGTTCTCTATCTCACGGCGAGGTAAATTTCTCAGGCTATCACTAAAGGAATCATAATATTCTTCAAACCTTCCATCTTGTGTGACAACAAACTGCTTAGACTCCAAAATACCATTTACAAACGCTTTAGGAAACGATGGATCAGCTACACAATCAACAGCTACAAGTCGAAAATCCTTTACCTTGTTAACCCCATTGCTCATTTCCTGCAATGTGCCTAAGGCTCTGGAACTCATTCCTACTTTTACACCATCATTAACAAGACTTCTTAAAATTTGCCCCATAGGAGTTGTTAAAACTTTTGATTTACCAAAATAGACATTACCGTTACGGTTTAATTCTGTTACTAAGTGACAGGCTCTTTCTAGATTTACCTCAGCAGCAGTAGGGTGATTTAATTCCCCCATACTTCTATTGGTGGTAACCATTTCACTGATGTATCTTCTTACCTCTGTATCCATTTCATGTGAATCATACACTCGCTTATTTTTGTTTACCTCTTCACATTGCATGTATGGTCCTTTTATATACATCGTGCTAGGTTGATTACCGTTTTTCTCCTCAACTACGTATTCATACTGATCGTATGGTGCAGGAGTCTCTACCAATAGTCTTAAAGGCATATTAATATTTATTGGTTTTTCTGCCTATTTTCTTAATTCTTTTTCAGTTAATATTGTAAATTCATAACCTCTATCTTTACACCATTTTTTGGCCGCTTCCCACTTGGCTTTGTTTTGAATAAAGGTTAATTGTTCATACAAAAGGGTTTTTTGATGCTTACCTGGTGTGTTTTCTGGTTGAACTGTCTGTTTAAAAGGTTTGACTTCAACCAAAAACTTTTTTATACCATCAGCTGTCTTTAACTTTACAATAGCATCTACAACATACCTGTGAATTTTATGATCAATAGGGTTTTCATACGGTATAATAATACTCTCACTCCCCCATTCTAGTACATTTGGATTGGTATCACACCATCTGAACAGCTTTAATTCCCAGCTACTGAGGTATCTTGGTAGGTCATGCCCTTTATATTTTTCAGTATGTGTGGGTTTAAAGATACCTTGAACGTACTTATTGTTTTTTGATGTAAACTTCATCCAACAAAGAACTCTGGAGGTGCAGCATCCCCAAAGCCAGCTGCGCGCTCGTATAGTTTTTTCTCAAGTTCTGCTTTTTCCTCACGACCACTGCTTAACATATCGTTGTAATTGATAGATCCGCCTCCAAACATTTGTGTGTTTGTGTATTTTCCACGTACAGACCCGATGGCTACCTTAGTAAGTGCAAGTGCATACTGATATACCCAAGGTTCTTTTATAATATCAATAAGAGGCCTCTCCACATATGTGGTCACTACCCCGTAAAATTCAGAGTCTTTTGGTTCCGGAAACAATTGCATATACTGTGTTCTGCTGTCAAACCTAAAATCTCTTTTTAACGCTAGTACCTTTTCACGGGTATCAAGCCAATTCTTTAAAATATTCCAACTAACTAAATCGAATCCATAGTTTCCAAGAGAATAACTAAAATATGTTTGCTGGGCCAAAGTTTGTTCGATGGTAAACAGTGTGTTTATACCGTTACTGCTACCTTCCTCAAAGTCAGTTACTTCCATTACATGTCGATAGTCACCTATTAAATAATCATAACTGTTTAAAAGCTGAAATTCTTCTGGATTATTTTCATTAAATACCTGAAATATGTAAGGATTTGCAGGGTCACCAATCACCATTTTTCCTAAATTGTATAATGCTTGGATGTCTGTGGATACGTTTTTAATTTTAGCGCGAAAATTAAAATCTTTTGTCAAGCTAAACAGTACATCTAAGCGTAACCCTGCACCCTTCTCATATAATTTACTATCAAAAATAAGATATTCTTGAGTATACCCGGCAAACTTAGTAAACATTTCACACGCAATACCGATAAATTCATTTAATTGATCTGCATGCACTTCTAAATTGATCAGAGGTGCACCTAGAGCTCGGCAAATTCTTTGACCTAAGCGCTCATAACTCTCAATCTTAGATTGAAGATTAGTACTATAAAAAGAGCTTACTGGCTCTACATTACTACACACCATCATATATAATAATTATGCCCGTGCCGGTAAAATAGGGCACATTTCCAAATGTTATTAGACCGGCACTTGCATCTGGGGCTATTACTTCTCCTTCAAACATACCTCTAGGGTTAGGAAATAAGTTAATACCTGCTCCTCCATAGTATGTAAATGGTTCTTCTAACGAATAATAAAATTTGCTTGGCTTACCAAACAATTTATTGCCGTTTGTTGTAAATCTAATAGAGGTAATACTATAAGCTGACAGTGAAATGATATCTGAAGGCTCGAAGTCACCTGGTAAAATATAATCAGTATCAAACAAAAGCCTTTTTTGTCCTAAATAGTCTTGGCTAGTAATTAATGTGTATTCCCCCCCTCTTTTCATATTAGATTTTGATGCAATATTAACCAATAAGCTGGTAGTAGAAAGAGGTATAAATGCGACTTGATCGGAAGATAGAGCCCAATCATAAGTTTCAATTCTATCGTATTGATTGTAAAAAAAAGCGGATAAGGTTAGTAGCTTGAGCTGGTTCTGTGAAAGAAGTTGTGGGAAAAACCCTATTTGCCTTATATAACCGTTGTAAGCGTTTCCACCGCTTTCTGAAGATACTCCAATGTAAATAGTGCTTAATCCCTGTACTACAAGCGAGGAAGCGTCCGTGCCTACAATACGCCCGGAATCTGCAAACAATACATTGTTTCTGGCATAGCTAACACCAAATGTTCTGTTGTAAGTTTTTGTATTAAGGGGAGACTCTAGCAAAAAACCTAGTAGAGGGCTATCGTTTATCAAACCGTATGTGGTTGCAGTAAAATTGTTTGGGTTATAACGTAAAGCAATTTCCCTGGTACGTATGGAATCAAAGCACCTAAATACTGTCATACTATTGGCAGCAGAATATCCTAATGTTTTTGTTTCAACTAAAAAAGTACCTTCAGCATTATTCAATATATCTCCTGATAGCATAAAATACTCAGTTTCACGGGTATAGGGAGACCCGTCAGTAGGCATAAAAGAAGTAGGAAATTCTCCTTTTTCTAATTGCACACCCCACAAGTAAAAATCTAAATTAGTTGCACCTGATTGATAAAACGAAAGGGTAATATCTGGGGTAGGCGCCACTGCAAACTCATTTACAATTGTAACAGCGGGGTGATCTCTTGTTACTCTCTCCCAATTATATTGAGAAAGATTTGTAAAATTTACAACCCATTGACCATATGTACTACCTTCAAGGTTTTCTAACATTAATAAGCCGTCACCAGTAAAAGTATTCTTTTTAATGTAAAAACTAGGTTCATATCTATCACCAGCAATACCGTTACCAGCGGTATATAGTGAATCAACCCCGGTACCAAGGGCACTAACCCTGTCTGCAAAAGAAACATAATCAGGGGCAATGTATTCTACAGGACCATCTGGCCACCAGTAATAGCTAAGCCCGGTTCCATTACGCTTTTCCCAAGCAACATCTATTATATCATTAGACTGTTCTACTATATTAGTACGACTTTCTTCTATAAGTAGACCCTGAGGTATCCAGCTACCTGTTTCTGCATCTAATTTATGATCAAGTCTCATCTCGTGAGGGCCACTATACCACAAAGTCCCCGCAGCATCTGTAAATGTGCCGGAAGAGTTTCTAACAAAAGTCGCGCGGTTTAAATCAGTAACAGGAAATTTACCGTCCGGGGCAAAGATTGAAATAAAATCTAGATTAAATGTAGAAGACAATATTGAAGGAGCAAGACAGCTTTTTGAAGCAAAATTTTTCTGGCCAGTATTTTCTTGAGGGGTTTTAAGCCTTAATGTTAAATCTAAATACGGCCAGTTTGCACTATTAGTATTTACAATACTATACATTTCGTTTAAGTTAGCAGATATAGGCTTGTAAGTTGTGTAAAAAGAATATCCCCTACTCCACCCGGCACTTAAACTAACAACCGTATTATTTACATATGGAAAATTATTGTATTCATTTACAGCACTATTAGCACAAAGCGCAGTATAAGTAGATTTCCAATCAAAGCTGTGTGTATCAATTGTGGTGTTATTAAAAGTAAATCTATTGTAAAATGTTCCTAAAAACGGAGATGATTCCCCTGCAATAGGATCAATACCGCTATCAGGATATCCAGGTGTAGATAGAGTATGATGGTTTGTAGAATGAAGTTTGTTGTGAAATAAAGTATTGCTCATTCATTAAATTTTGTTATGTCACCGTACATTAGCGTACCATCACTTACAAATGTAATAACTGAGCGGCGACGGGGGCCTGTGTCTATTAAAAATTGTCGTTCTGGCGTACCATTAAATCTGTAAGATGTTCCAAATTTCAAATCCCACCCACCTACATTGTTTTGTATTACGGTCACACAATATGTACCGCCTCGTTTCATATTAATTGGATTTTCTAATTGTAGGTCTTGAATTAATGTCAAGAAAGTTGATTGATTATAATCCAAATCCCATGGGACGGTACTTAAGCCCGGGGTATTAGTAATTACAGTACCGCTAAACGTCTTTGAAGCGGTATATTCTTGAACTAAATTTCTAAACATAATAAAAGGCGCATTCCATTCAGCACTGTAAGTAGCTACAGTAGTGTATACTGAGGCATACCCTGCGCTATTAGGTCTAAATGATGTAGCTCCTCTTGCTCCATCGTTCCAATCATTAGATAGGGAGTTTACTGTTGAATAAAGAGAGGCAGTATTATTCCAATTTGAAGATAAGGACCGCACCGTAATGTAGGTCGACCACCCCCCAAGGCTATTTGTCTTTATACTAAAAGATCTTGTATTATCTGTTAACTCATTATAAAATATACCAGCAAAAGGTAAATTTTGCGATGCAATAGGATCTAATGCGGCATCAGGCGAACCGCCCGCATTTGAAGTATGGTGACTATCTCTATGTAGTTTACTATGAAATTTAAAGGTTCCTGCCATATATCCTTATATAATAATTATGCCTGCTCCACTGAGATAAGGTGATAAGTTGTCTATATTAACAGAATTGTCTGGTGATATAAATCCGTCCGTATTACTATACATCTTAATATTATCAGGTACAACAGACACCCCAAATCCCTGATTATAGATAATAAAGTCAAATATAGCATTATTCCCGGGTCTTGTTCTTGGCAACAAATTAGTTCTAATGTTATCTTGATTAACAACAGAAGTTAATAGATAGTATTCTAGGTCGTAGAGTTTTCTTAAGTTTCTATTAATAGTAGACGATTGAAAGTTTTCGTTTATACAGACATTAGCAAAAGTGTTCGTATCGAGATCTGGATCATCAATAAAGGCATTATTGTACTGCCTTTCAACATATGATAATAGTTGTTCTACAGTTCTACCTTCGTAAAATCTGTAACCAATATTGGTTTTTAACAGCGATAAATTATAAAAAAGCTTTTTAAATGATTTATTATAAATCCATGCTTGATTATATTCATTTTTATTTAAGACAATATCATTAAAGTCGTAAATTTGAAAATCAGTATTTCTAAGTAAAGAGACTAAATCTAAATTATCTTCAAAAAAAGCAATGTTGCTACCAGATAAAACTGATGGTCTATTTAACGAGGTATTATACACTAATAGGTTATCAGCTGAAAGACTTTTATTAGCAATATTTGCAATCCATTTAAATTCTGTTGTATTGCTTAACTTAGAAGACGGATATACACCAATTGTTTCATTGAGTTTAGTCGCCCATTTCTTTATAAGAAGGTTTTTTGTTAAAATATAAACGATATCTTTGTTGTAATCTGCAAATTTTATATCTACAATTTCATCTGGATTAATAATAAGACCGGATAGGCTGTAGGCGTTAGTAAGTTTGGGCTGATTATCTACCAAATCAAGTACATATACTTTTCTCTTACCACACGCGAAAAGTTGATTTGTCCGCTCATTATAGTTAAGAGCATTAAAGCTGGTAACTTCGTTAAATAAAGTTGCTAGGGATGTTGTACTGATCCAGTTAAAATCTTTATCAAAGCATTTAATACACTTATTGTTAGTGTCTTCAGCAAACAATACGTTATCACCGAATGCGATTTTATTAAGACCATCAAATTTACTATTATCTGTTATATTGCCTTTGCCGCCCACAAAGTCTAATAAAAACATTTTTCCAGTTCTAAGAAGTAAAGTATCGCTTAAATCGTAACTATATATATTGTTAAGAGTGCCATCAGCAACGTATAAAACGTCATTTTGTTTATTTAACTCTATATCTGTAATGTTAAGAAACGGTAATGAGCCAGATAGAGGGTCAATGATAGACTGTGTGAGAGTAGCCTCTCTTACGTTGACACTTATATTATAGCTGCCTTTATCAAAACCAAATATAGTTATTATGTTTTTGTTTGCTGTTGCTAGAATAGGGTAACCAAATCTGGGTGATATATACCCTATACCTAAATAGCTATTTGCCATACCTTTAAATCCGTCTCCACCGCTTACAAATGTTTGACCTGTAGATACAGGGGTTGTATTAGAAAATAATTTAAATTCTAACCATTCTGCAGACAAAGAATAATTTCCAGAAATACCAAACCAGCCAGAGTAAGTAGTAGGTATATCAAAATTTGCGACGTTACACAAACCGTAAAGATAAAGAAAGTTTTCATACAAATATCTAAGCTTTATATTAAGTGTATTTGCTACAGCGAGTTCATTTGGCTGTATTTCTATTTGTTCATAAGAGTATGGCAACTGATATACATCTGTTACAGCTCTATCGTATATTAAATTAAACTTAGAAAACTCTGTACTTATAGTATTCATGATTTTTGGGTTGTATTGGTTAAAGTATTACCTGGGAAATACGGTTGAATGTACTCTGCACTCTGGCTCGGTAGGGTTGTAACCCAGTTTAAAGAATTAAGTTTTGAGTATGCGGGTGTAATGTTTTTGATTGTATTAATTATTGCCACACCTAACTTAGATCTACTTTCAGGACTTAAAACATTATCATTGATATATATGTTGTATAATGGGCTCTTAGCCCCCGGTACGCTCTGTTTGAAATATCTCGAAACAACGTCAAAATAATTTCGGCGACCACTGGGTATATCAAAAGTTAATGAATTAGGAATAAACTTTTCTTTATACAACATACCTATATCAAAATATCTTAAATCCGTAGAATGTAAATAAAGGTTCTGAATTTTAAAATCTTTAACAAAGTAACTAGTCTTTCTAGTTTTATTTTTATCTAAAAGATCACTTAAGAGAAGGCCGTTATAAAATGGTGTTGCACCTGCAAATATATTATTTGTTATTAAAGGGGTGAGATTAAATTTATTAGCAGGAAAAGTAGAGGTTGAATAAAGCTCTCCATCAAGATAACATTTCATATATCCTTCCGGAGCATTCATCACCAAGGAAAAATGATGTGGGCCATTATCTAAGTCAGATGCGTCCACAGTGGTTGAAGGTATAACTATATCCTCATTATTGAATGGATTATACAATCTGGTTTTAAATGTGTAATTACCATTACCATGCCTATTAACTAGATAATTGTAATTAAATCTATGATTAGTAGCATCTGCAAATTGATAATTGCCTTGTACATTAACTCTAGTAGTATTATTTAAAACTCCTTCAGGTGTTAATGTCATTAATAGTGCATTAGTTGTGTCTGAACCGCTAGCTGTAAGAAGAACTGATTTTATTAGATCACCATTTTCAAACGTTTCAATAAACGATACATCTTGTATTGCAAGTCTCGATGTAGTAAACTGTCTATCTGCAGTTAAAGAGACAGTTTT